CTAGTCGTTGGTGGTGCCGGGCCGCTGGCCTCGCCGTTCCATCCAACGGTCGATCGTCTCGGGCAGCCAGCCTTTCACCCGGCCGATCATCACGTCGGGCTGCGGCATACGACCAGGGATCTTGCTGTAGGACTTGACCGTGTTGACCGCCAAGCCGGTCCGCTCGGCCACCTCCGACACTCCCAGGTACCTGATCACCACCACTCGGCTCAAGGTATGAACCCCAGCGGGGACCCCCGTTGGGGGATATACCTACGGGTGTGGTGCGACTTACGGTGGAGAGTCCCTGTGAACAAGCTGCGCGTATTGTCGCGCGCGGCTATTCTGCGCGTTTATGCCGCCAGAGTGGAAAGCCCCGCTCATCGCGATCGCCGTCACGATCGCCGTGCTCATCGTCGGCGGGGCGGTGTGGTTCTTCTGGTTCTCCGGCGACAGCACCGAGGACATCGCGGCGACCGTCAAGACCGACATGCAGTCGTACTTCGCCACCGACGCGGACGTGCAGAAATATCGCATCACGGTGAAAGACGTGACCCTGATCGAGGCCACCGGCAACGAGTACAACGGCATCGCGACGGTTCGCACAGCCTCTGGAACGACTGACCACAAGATCCCGATCACCGTCACCTGGGACGGCAAAAAGGGCCTGTGGCAGACCGAGCGTGGCGCGCTTCTGTTCCTCATGAGCGAACGCCCGGCGGCGTGACTGCGCCGCCGGACGACGAGACGTCGAGCGCCGCAGAGCTGGCCGCACCGACCGAGGTGGCCGGGACGGCCGAGGCCGACACCCAATCGGCGTACGCCTGGGGTCTCGTCGATGCGGACTACGACGAACCGGCGCGGCGCCGGTTGACGCCGGCCAGGATCACCGCCCTGGCGGTCGCCGGGAGCGCCGCGCTGATCGCGGTCGCCGCTGTGATCGTGTACGTGAATTTGCAGCGGCGCGGAGCCGAACCGGCGCCGGCAGCTGAGCCGACGATCAGCACGGTCATCGCTACCGTGGTCCCGCCATCGGCGGGGCCACCGACGAGCGCGGCGCCCCAGCCGAGCCGACCGGCGGCGCCCGTCACGCTGCCCGCCACAGGCGGCCAGGTGTTCGTGGGCAGCAAGTCTGGCAAGACATCGTGCGAAGTCACCGCGGGCGGTGTGAACTGCCTCGTGAAATTCGTCATCAACACGCCAATGCGCTACGGAACCCCAGCCAATGGCGTCTATGTCACGATCGGCGGCGACTTCGAATGGGGCATCGGGGACACCGGCCAACAGCGGTACAAGCCCTTGGACTACGGGGTGGTGTACCGGACCCTGGGGTGGACGATCACCCCGACAGCCGAGGGCACGACGTTCATCAACGACACCACCGGACACGGGATGACGGTCAGCGTCGAGGGTGTCTCTCCGTTCTGATCGGAACAGGCTCGGGGCCTGCTGCGTCTAACCCGGATGTGGACGATATCGAGCAGATGGTGACCGCCGAGCTGCGCGCCCTGGCCGAGGCTTACGGGTGGCCGGCGCCGTGGCAGTCGGCGGACTCAGGTGGTGATGACACGGTCGCGTCGCAGGCCCGGCACCGCCACCGCATGTGCCGGTCACCGCACGAGCAGGCGTAGGACCCGACGAGCACCTTGTTGGGTCCGAGCGGGTGGCCATTCGGGCACTGCGTGGGTGCGAGCACAGACACACCGCCGCGACGGCCAGGGACGAGATCACCGATGCCGGGCACGCGCGCAGCGTACGCCCAGGGCCCGACACCGGCGATGGCTTCCAACGACGAAACCGCCCCCGACCGAAGTCGGGGGCGGTTGTCTGCGGTCGACGTCCGTGAGTGTCGTGGGGAACTGTTTCCTATCCTTGGACCGGCCCCCTATCGGGGCGGTACGTGTTGGCTGTTTCCATCCTCCCGCGATGCCTAAGATACACGATTATTGTTGTGCCGCAATATATTTCAATCCCGTAGTGAGTATCTAGTCCTCATCAACATTGTGGCGGGCCCGCCGCGCAGCGCTAATCGCTTCGCGCGCACGGTGCGTCTGCTCGGCGTCCGCGGGCACCAACCGGATCAGTTCGAACATGGCGTCGATCAGTGAATCGATAGCCATATCCCGCGCGGCCGTGCGCCGCTCGGATCGCTCCAGCTCCGATTTGCAGTCGCGGGTGGCTTCCTTCGACTCGGACAGCGCCTCCTTGAGGGACTGCACCGCGACCGTCGTAGGGGTGGCCTCGGCCTCCGCGGACGCTTTCTTGCCCTCGCCGCGGCTCTTGGGCCACGCCACCGCCGCCGAGATCAACGCCGCCATACCGAGAGTGAGTGCCCACTGGCCGATCTGACCCCAGTTCATCGGTGGTCCCGGATCATCATCCTCCACACCAGGCCGGCACGTACGGCGCATCCCAAGGCGGTTCCTCCATACCCGACGGCCAGCGTGGTGTTCCAAGACGGCACGCTCGCGGGCAGGTTGAGCGAATAGAACATCAGGGCGACAGCGCACCCGAACATCCCGGCGCGTTCGGTCTTCGCGCCCAAGGGTTCCCGACGGATGACGGCTGACGCGATGCACGCCAGGGCCGAGCACAGCACCAGCGTCGAGAAGGCTCTCTGAGACCAGAATGTCATGTCGCGGACGACCGTCGAGCCGGTCGGCCCGAATGCCAGCTGCGACACCGCCGAGTAGGACAGGAACACCATCGTTCCGAGGACGACGGGGTGGCGGGCATCCCGCTGCCGGTTACGCACGGCGGTTCTCGTCTTTGATGTGCAGCCGGTACATGACGGCGAAGCATGTCCACGCGACCATCGCGATCGGGTTGACGGTGTTGATGGGGTTGTCGTCGAGCATGTCGCTGGTGAACGCGAGGACCGCGGCGGCGTCGAGGGCGCAGAACCACAGGAACGCGACCCGTGCCCCCAGGAGCCGGGCCCGCAGCGATGCCCTGCGGCAGCCGTGCAGGATGGTCAGCCCGGCGGCGAGGATGACGGCTCCCCACGTCGCCGGGCTGCCCGGCACTTCCAGCGCGTAGGTCCACGCCGCGGCGGTCCACCGGGTGCTGCCCGATTCGACGTGGGACGCGATGATGGTCGCGCCGAACGCGGTGGCGATCCAGCCCAACGCGCGCGCGTTGCGGCCGATGATCGCAGCGCCCGACGCGGTCACGGCAGCGTGAGATCGCTGGGGATGCGCTTGATCAGGTCCTCCGCCAGGCCGCCGACGACGGGGAGATTGCCGAGCGTGGTGCTGGCGACCTGCTTGATCAGATCGACCTCGGCCTGCTTGTCGGCGGCGGCCTGCACTACCGCGGGGATCGCGTTGGCGATCTGCTGAGCGGTCGAGATCGCGGGAGGGGCCGGTGGGGGCGGGGCATCGAATGTGCCGTTCTTGAGCTGCCGCTTGGTGCGGAACGATGCCACTGCGGTAACTACGGCGCCCACAAGGGTGGTGCTCGCGGTGCCGACGGCGCCGAGGCTAGCGGCCTGCTCGTTGGTGATGAGGCCGACCGTGGCCGCGATGCCGACCAGGCCGAGCAGTCCCGACACGATGGTGTACGCCTTTTGAGCGATGGGCGCGTTGGGGTCGACCGGGCCGGCGGTTGCAGTGTAAATCGGTGTGCTCATGGGGTCATGCGCCTTTCTGGGCGAGGGCGGCGAGCGCCGCGGTGATGTATTCGGGATGGGCGGCTTGGATCTCGGCGAGGACCTCCGAGGCCTGGGCGATCGCGCGGGGTGTCGTGCCGTATGGGGCCCGGCCCTTGCCTGCGGCGGTGCGGGCCACACGGAGCAGGTCGTCCGCGTAGCCCTTTCGTGCCCCGGCCTCGACGTACGGCTCGTGGGGGCCGTGGGCGTCCTGGGCGGCGATCATGACGGGGATGGGGACGTCGGGCTCGCCGGGGTTGGCGTAGATCGACAGGGACGGGACAGCGATCATGAGGGTCTCCTCGAGTTGGTCTTGTGGTGTGGTTCCTGGGCTGGTGGTGGTGATGCCGAGGGCGGCGGCGAACGCCGTCGCGGTGAGGCCGTTGGCGGCGTTCATGTCGCAGTTGCCGAATGGCGGTGCGCCCTCGGGGAGCCCGCCGCCGTAGCCTTGGCCGTTGGTGTACTGGTGAGCGATGAGACCCGGGTAGTTGGGCAGGTGGCCGTACCCGGCGACGACCAGGCGAATACCTCGGGGTTTGTTGGGCCAGAGGTTGTTCAGATCGCCCACGTTGCCGTAGCCGATGACGCGGCGGGGGTCGCCGAGCCAGCCGGCGATGTCCTGGAATGTGGCGTTGATGCCGACGGACTGATCGCCGCGGATCGCGCCGGACCACGACTCGACGTCGATCATCACCGCCATCTTCGGATGGGGCTGGCCCACCTGCGATTTGAGCGTGGCCACGGCGTCCTGCCAGTTCGGCCGCCACACAAAGTAGACGATGAAGAATGCCAGCTTGCCGGCGTCGGTCTGGCGGCGGCACCACGCGTAGTTGTTGGCCCAGTCCTTGTCGCGGTAGGTGCCATCGTTGGATCGGATGCACAGCACGCGGTAGCCGGCGTCGGTGTAGGCATCGGTGACCGGCACCTGCCACTCGGACACGTCGGCGTACAGCGTGTCGGGCGGCTCGACGACGACCGGCGCGGTGCCGTCTTCGACGATCGGTCCGGGCAGGTACGCCCAGGCGGTGGCGTAGGGGTTGTCGATGGTCATCGCAGATGGCTGCGTGACGAGTCCCTTGCTGCCCGCGGACTCGATGCGCATGCCGTCGAGTTCGCCCCACATGTGCGAGTTCGCGCCGCCGCCGGGACCGTGGTGGAAGGCGAGCTTGGCCGCGGCGTTCGCCGGAATGTCGCGCGGGCTGGCCACCCTGATAGTGCCGAACGGTCCCACCCCGCCGATCGGGATGTAGCGATACGACTCGGTGGTTGCGCCTTCGGACTGCCGACCGGGCACCCAGCGACCGTGCACCATCTCCAGCACGGTCTGCCATACCTCTGAGCAGTCGGTGCCCTCTTTCACGTTGACGCTGAGCGCGCCGCCGTACACGTACGGATTGCCCAGTCGCGCACGGATGAACGCCTTGGTCGCTTCGACGTCGGCGCGTGAGACGGGCATCTACTTGCCCTCGGCGCGCTTGCGCTTCTCGGCTGCGGTGTGGCGGCCGGGCTGCGCTTCGGGTGCGGGCTTGGCCTTGGTTTCGGGCTCGAACTTGTTGGGGCCGCGGGGATCGAGCTTTCCGGCCTGTCCGGATTGATTGACCATGGGAGTTCTCCTTTCGCGATGGGTAAGAGGTGTCAAAAGATTTGCCGGGGCACGGCATTGGCCATAGACCGCGCTATGCGGCGTGCCGGATGACCGTTGCAATCGCGCCGACCTTGGTCGATGTCGACGACGTGAACGCGACTGCATCGCCTGTTCCTGCGATTGCAAAGCACCGCCAATAGTCGACATCGCCGTTGATGGACAACCCGTCGGCATACCAGGGCGCATCGCCCGGAGCGGTAATCGTTGGGGCAGAACTCCACGCGCCTATGAGCAAAGCCATGTCGCCGGCGGCCGGAGTGACCGATAGACTCAGTTGCCCGTTGGCGCTGGTCTGGGCTTGGGTGACCGGTGCATCGATGCTGGCGGCGTTGTTGACGACGATGCTGCTGCCAGCGATCAGGTTGATGGTCTGGCCTGCCGACGTGCTCGCCGTGAGAGTGTGCGCACCGGTGCTCGGATTGTCCAGTGAGAACAGACATGTGTGGCCCAGTCGCCAGCCGCTATCGTTGCCATAATCCACGCGTGACACCAACGTCAGCGCACCGTCCCGGTCCGATGTGAGCGTCGGACCCGACGGGTTCACCCAGTTGTTGTGGCCGATGAACACGGAGGCATACATGCGCCTGTTCGATCCGGCCACGACGGTGTGAGCCCAGCTAGTCGTCTTGGTAGTGGCGGCGTTCGTGTCTTTGTTGCCCGCCCCGGTCGAATTGATGGCCACATTCGAAGGCGCTGACGCGGACCGTCCCGACGCCCCGGTCCGGGCTGCGAACGCGGCTCTCATCAGAAGTTGAGGCCCGCAACGAAGGCGGCCCACGTGGCGCCGTCGTCGCACAGGAACGTGAGCCGGTCGGTCTTGTTGGGCGTCGCGGTGAAGGTGGGCGCAGTGCCGCCGGCCCACTTCGCCGTCGCCGGGAAGGTGGGCACCCGGCCGCCCGTGGCATCCTGCGTGAGTGCGAGCGAGAACGACTTGCCGGCGACCGGTGCTGGGAACGCGAACGCACAGTTGGCCGTCAGCGTGACGCGCGACATGGTGACACCGGTGGCGGGATCGGGGATGGTCTGGTTCGCACCGGAGGCGTTGACCACGTTGACGCTCTCGACCAGCGGGGCCTTCGCGTCGAGCGCACCCTGCAGGCTGGTCGTATCTCCGATGACGTGCGTGTGCGCGGTCGGCGGACGAGCGTCGGACAAGCGGGGATCGTTGCCTTGGGCCGCGGTGCCTGCAGTCGTCCCGTAGATCACGGTGAGCGTCCGGTCGGCGCTGAAATCGCCGCCTCCGGACAGCCCAGTTCCGGGGTTGATTTTCGTCGACTTGAGGGCGCGCAGGCCAATCTGAGTCGAGACCGTGGTGGCGAAGTTCGGGTCGTTGCCGAGCGCGTTGGCGAGCTCGTCGAGGGTGTCGAGGGTGGCCGGCGCCGAGTCGACGATTGCGGCCACCTTGGCGTCGATGTAGGCCTTGGTGCCGTAGTCCTGCGGGGCGGTCGGGTCGGCTGCGTCGGTGACCTTGCGGCCGCCCATGCTCAGCGGAGCGCCGAGCACGATCTTGTCGCCCTGAACCCACACGGCCGAGTTCGGCGCGTTGGCGTCGATCGCGAGCACGCTCTTGCCGTGGGTGCTGTCCTGCAGGGTGAACTGGCCGCCGATGCCGGTTCGGAATTCGTAACTCTGCCCCGAGTCGGCGTTGATCAACACGATCCGCGCGGGGCTGCCGGGATCATTGGTGACTGAAATACCCTGCGCCGAAACCGCTTTTACGAACGTCTTTACACCGTCGATCGTCTGGTCCTCGGTCAGCTTGACCATCAGGTCTTGCAGCGCACCCATGTAAGCGACGACCAGGCCGATGCTCCCGAAGACCGACAGCGCCACATCGGTGCGCGTCTGGTTGTCCACGTACGTCGGCACGATGTGCGCCTCGATGAGCTCCACGGTGCCGGCTTCGGTCATCTCGCCGTCGTCGCCGGGCGGGCCCTTCACCTCATCGGTGTGGGCTTGCAGCCACTCGGCAACCGCGGCGGTCACCAGCGGGGCCGGCGCCGGATCGCCGGGCGGGCCCTTCACCTGGTCGGGGTGGTTCTGCAGCCACGCGTTGACAGCGTTGATCAGGGCTTGCTCGGGGGTGTCGGGCGGGAAGGACACCGATGCCTGGATCAGAGCCCACAGCGTGATGTCGCTCTCGGGCACGATGACGAGCCAGGATTCATCGTCGAACTCGACGACGGTGGGGCCGGGCTCCAGCTCGATCCGCAACCGGCCATCGGTGGGGATGGCTTGCCGCTTGCGGGTGCTGGTGACGATGTGTCCGTTGCCGCCCTCCCGCACGATGACGGGGCTGCCGAACCACCAGGGCGTGTTGTCGGGCCGCCCGAAGACATCGCAGATGCCGTCTGCGGTTACAACGCTCATGGGGTTACCTCTTGTCCGGCTTCGATGAGTTCCCAGAGGTCGGCCGGGCCGTCCGGAACGGTGATCAGCCATGCCGCACCGTCGTATTCGACGATCACGGGACCTGGCACGAGATCCACGACGAGCACCCCGTCGGTGGGGATCATTTCGCGCGGCCGGCCCGTTACGACCCGCCCATCGGTGGTCGAGCGGACCTTATTGGGCGAGCGGAAGCGCCACGTGAGGTTGTCGGGTCGGCTCGTGGTGTCGACGATGACAGCGGAAACCTTGCTCACGCGACACACTTCAAGGTCGCGGAGTACTCGTACTCCCGTCCGCCGTCGCTCACCGCGTGGCCGGTGATGGTGTAGGTGCGCCCCACCTCCATCCCGCCCACCCAGAACGTGCCGGTGGTGCCGGTGAAGTTCACCGAGAGCACATCTGCGTTCACGCTGGACGCCCGGAACGTCACGTTGACCAGTTCGTCGTCGCCGGTCATCACGTCGGTGAAATCGAAGGTGTAGTCGAGCACCGACCCGGCCTTGTGGTTCCACGTGGTTGTCGCGGCACCGCGCGAGCTGCCGGGGATCTTCCAGGTGCGTTTCGGTTCGGTCTCCTGGACGCGGTACACCGAGAATGCGACCGCGGTCTCGGCCGGCGGCACGATCGTCTCCATGGCGAAGTTCACCGGCGCCGGGGACAGGTTGACCCCGACGGCACCCCACAGCGCCGTGGATGCCTGTGTGGCCGTCGATGTCACCGTGGCCGCGCCGGGGGCCTCACCCATCAGCAGCTCGCCGCTGATCGAGTGATACCACCACAGGATGCCGTCGGCCGCGCTCATCGGGAGATCCGCGCGCTTGGTCTGGTTGTAGGCGGTGAATTTCTTACGGGAGGCGTGCGCGAAAACCGTCTTCCATGCCGGCTGCACCGAGGCGACCGAGACGGTGTTGTTGACGTTGGTGGCCGGCGTGGACAGCACGGGGGTGTCGATCGCTTCGACGCCGCCGTAGACCAGAACCTCCACGCCCATGCAGCGCAGCCCACCGGTGGGCATGTTGGCGAAGCTCACGACGAGGTTCCCCTGGCCGTCTTTCGGGGCGCTGATACCGAACAAGGTGAGCCGGTCGTTGCTGCCCCACGCGATGGACTGCATGAGATTCACGGTGTCGGTGCCATAGGCAGCGCTGAACGTCGCACCAGTGCAGTCGGGTTCGCCGAACCAGTACACCGACACCAGCGCGACCCGGCCGGGCACGTTCGGGACGTTCAGCGGGATCTGCAACGATCCGGACGCGCCCGCGATCGATGCTGCCTTGGACGCCGAGGCGATCAGATCGACCGACATCAGTCGGCCGCCAAACCCGTGAGAGTGAGGGTGATACCGACGATGTTGACCCGGTCACCCCCGGATACAGTCTTGGCCGGCTTCGCCGCGCCGGTGAACAGGCACTTGGCGTTGACGTCGCCTTCGAAGCCTGACCACACCGCGCCGTGTGACCACGATTCGTTTCCGAGCGCGGTGATTTGCGAGGCGGCCGAGACGATCGTGAGCTGCCCGTCGCCGGTGCGCGCCAGCGTCACCTGAGTGCGGGTGGTCACCAGGGCGGGGTGTGAGGTGCCGTCGTCACCCGGCACGCCGATGTACGGCTGGAACGTCACCACGGGCACCACGAACGAGGTGCCGCAGAGCGTGTCCAGCCACGAGTTGGCCAGGTAGGGCGTGGGTCCTAGAGTCGGCATGCCATTCCTCTCAAGTCAGTTCGGTGAGGTCGATGTCGTCGTCGCGGACGGCGAACGTGATGTCTTTCTGGCGGATCCGGCCGGATCCCAGGCCGTCGGTGAGGTCGAATTTCGCCCGGTAGACCAGCTCGTCGACGGGGAAGTCACGGGCGACGCAGACCAGCGGCACGCCTTCCTCGCCGAAGCGGGATCCGCGGCGCATCGCCCCGTCTTCGCCGAGGTATCCAACGATCGGTTTGAGTGTGACGTCGATGCCCTCGGCGGTCTTGATTCGGGTCGGGCTGATCAGTTCGAACGTGACGGTGCCGGCCGCCGCGGCGGTCCCGTCGCTGTCGACGGTGAAATGCTGGTAGGACACCACCACGGTGTCGAGCGCGTAATCCTCGGGCTCGATGCTCACCGTCGAACCGTCCGTGTCATGAAAAGTCCCTTTCCAGAAGCGGATTCAGAAGGTCGGCGCACGCCTGCCAGTCCTCGTTGAACTGGGACAGCCACGCCTCGGTGGCCGCCAGAACGTAGATGTCGGATCCGATCTCGGCCTGGGCCGAGTGGGTGGCGATGTAGGTGCCGTCGCGCAGCCACCAGTACGGGGCGCCGGTCGCTACCAGCTCGGCGATCTGGTCGGCCGTGATAGGCGGGATGGTCATGGGGTGGGCTCCTGCACGGTCGTCGAGATGGCCATCCACGGAATGAACCGGCTCTCGCGGCTCAAGCTGGCCGCCGAGATGCTCGACGGAATGCCTTGGGTGAAGTTGCTGGCGACCAGGCAGTACGCGTCCAGCGGTGCGAGGTCCAGCGGCCGGGCGGTGCCGCCGGCCGGCACCGCGGCGAATGACCGAGCGCTCTGGCCGATCCCGGGCGCGGTCTGCTGGTGTGCCACGAACAGGATCTGGCCGGGCACGCACTTTTGGTGCAGACCCATCGGCTTGGATACCTCGCCCAACGTGGACGTGTTGGCCTCGGCATCTTTGATATCGCCTGATGTCCAGAGCTTTTCGATGTTGCCGTTGTTCGGGTTGTACCCGCACAACGCCATCTCGTAGTAGTTGGTGCCGTTGATCGAGTCATCGGTGCCGCAGATCCACCGCAGTTTGTCGACCCATGCTTCGCGATCGACGACGATCGGCGCGTACACGATGTCACCGCGGGTGGGGGCACCGAGGCCGTTGGCGTACCCGGGGGTGAACACCGGTGTGCAGGTCAGTTTCAGCGAGCGGCCCGATATGCCGCTACCCGAGCCGCTGGTGGTGCTGATGTTGCCGACGACGTTCTGAGACTTGTTGCCGGCGATCCCGATGCACACGACGCTCTGGCGCGGTGCGGTGACCATGTCCCATCGGTCGCCCACCCACGCGTTGGTGGTGGGGCTGGACGCGATATCGGACAGGGTCGAGATGGCCTCGGTGTGCTCGGTGAGCACCTCGTCGATGCCAAAGAACAGCTCCGACAGCGCCTCGAAACCGCTCTGCAGCGCCCCGACGACCTTGCCGCCCGCGATGGCGACCTGGCGCAGGTTGCCATCGACGATCGCGCCGCCGGCCGCGGTCATCTGGCCGCCGGTCTTCGGCACCGTCGGCTTGGGTCCGTCCGGGTTATGGATGCCCGGGTTGGGGGTGACCTGCCTGCCGTCGATGTACTTCGACCAGTCGATATCGAAACCCATCAGAGGGCGACCGCTTCGACGAAGAACCACGTGGTGGTGCCCGACGTGGTGAAGTTGTCGGTGGTCGAGGCTTGCTCTTCCAGCCGCAGGTACACGACAGTCGGCCCGACACCCTTGGCGACGCGGCCATAATCGGCGTCCGAACCGGCGGGGACACCGGACTGCAGGACCATTTTCTGCGTCGGGGTGCCGGGTACCCAGATGTCGCTACCGACGATGTGTCCGGTGTCGGGGTCACCGAGACGGGCCAGTAGCCGCGGCCGGGTGTTGAGCGTCCCGCTGACGAGCGTGTACGCGCTGATGCGGGGATACCACGCGAACGGAAGCGCTGGGATCTGCTGCGAGGCGATGGTGCGCAGCTGCCCGTTGGCGCCGCTGGTGTTGCCCAACACGGTGGGCCAGTACCGGCCGCCGACCTTCGGTGCAGTCCATGTCATGGTGGGATCGGCGCCGCCGGAGCCCGGGGTGTATGCCGGGTAGTAGCCGGCCGCCGGTGTGCCGGCGAGGTCGTTGAGGTCCATGAACCCGATATCGCCGGGGTCACCGGGCGGGCCCTGCCGGGCGACGTAGGTGAAATCCCAGGTAGCCGGTGACCCGTCGACCGACGGGATGACGAGATCGAAGTCGCTAGGCCCGGGCGCGGGGGCGTCCCAGGGAATCTCCATGGGGATCGCTTTACGCAGGATCGGCGGCGCGCCGGGGTCGCCCTTGGCGACGGCTTTCACCGCGGCCCGCCCGCCGGGGGGCGCCAGGAATATCGAGATCGCGTCGGTGGGGCCGGTGGTGGGGTCGACGCCGAACGGGATGAATGCCTTGGCGTCCCACAACCAACCCTCTTGGCCGTTCCAGGTGGCCTCGACCCAGCCTTCGCCGGCCATCAGCTGCTGCTCTGCGGGGTGAGCAGGATGGTGTTGCCGACCTCCATCAGTCCGGTCACGAACCGTTGGGTCTTCACAATGGGTGCCTCCTCGGCTTTTCCGTCGCCGATCTGAACCATGACTTCGGCGTCATCCAAACGGTTTTGGCGCAACAGAACGTTCTCGACGTAATCGGTGAGCATGTCGCCCTCGTCATCGACGATGGACATCAGCCCGCCGACGGGGGTGTCACGCCCGGCGTAGAACGGTGCTCCGTTGCGGAAAGTTGCTTGCGCGGAGCGGTATCCGCGCGTGTCCCACGACATGGTGATGAACGTGAAAATGGCATCCACGTTGTACGGGGCCGCGCCGGTCGCCAGGAACTTCTCGATGCGCGTGGTGTACGGGCCCAGATCGACGCGGCGCTGGAAGTGCTGCAGCATCTCGAACGCGAATGCGGCGTCGTTGAGGAAACCGTCCAGCAGATTGCTTGGGACACCGGTCAATCCGATGACGATCATCAACGAGTCCAGCAGCCAACTGAAGAACGCGTTCAGCAGGTCGTTGAGTCAGAAGTAGCCCTGTGGGCCGGTGCCCCCCAGCGGTTAGCCGGGGGGCACCGGCCCACTTGGGCGATCGTCCCCCGATGATCAGCTGGTACGCCTGCGGGTGATGGTCGACGATTTCGAACGTCTCCATCGGGCCGTGCTCGTGGTCGATCAGCACCGGCCAGGGCTGCTCGTACTTCTGGCCGACCACCGGGGAGATGAAGACCCCCGACTGGCCTTTCGGGTTCTGGATGTACGGGTAGAGCGCCTCACCGAGCGCTGACCCCGCGAGGTTGACGACCTGAAAGAGCAAGCCGTCCAGGAACGTTGACGTCGGACCAGTAATCCGGCTGCGGTCGGTGACCCGAACCACGTAGGTCGGGACCTTGAGGTTGGACCACTTGTCGGGCTGCGGGTCGCCGGGCCGCCACAGCTCCACCTCGACGGTGACGCCGTACGCCTTGATCATCTTGTCGATCGCCGCGGCGATGGTGTCCATCCGGAACACCCCGGACACCCACGGCGAGCCGTCAAAGAACGGGTTGTGGTGCACCACGTAGATCGGGGTGGTGAGCATCGTCAGGATGTCACCGTTGGTGGTCAGCCAGCGGCCAAACCAGGTGCGCCAGTCCGGGTTCAGCGAGAACGCGTTGTTGACCAGCTCCCACATACCCGACTGCACGCGGAGCGCCTGCTCGGCGATCATCGACTCGATGACGGTGCAGATCGGGCCCACAAACCAGGCCTTTGAGGGCACCTGCAGTTGCAGCGGCAGCAGCCAGTTCGGCCAGATGAGCAGGTACGAGAGGATCTCGTAGATACCGAAACACCTTGCGGTGAGCGTCTTGTTGCTCTGCTGGTCTTTCTTGTAGCTGGCGGTGTCGACGATCGCCGCCCATTTCAGATCGCCGACGATGACCTCGACACCCACCACCTCGGTGCGGCATTTCCGGATGTACTTCTTGAGCGTCGAGTCGCCGGGCAGCACCAGCTCGACGGTGGGCACCGCGTTGCGGGGCTTGGCCGCGGCCAGTGAGATTCGGTCGCCGGCCTCCCCGATGCGGTTCCAGTACTTGTCCGAGACGTACACGACGACCTCGCGCAGCTCGGCTTCCTCCAGCTTGGAAGCCAGCTCGGCGGCGGCGATGATCTCGAACTCGTTGGCGGAGTTCAGCCCGGCGGTGATGGCCGCCCGCTGTTCTTCCGGGAGGTCTAGAACGGCCATCGCCTCAACGGGGTCAGATACGACACGATGCGGGTGTTGCTGTTACCGCCGGTGATCTCGACGGCGATGTGGGACTCCACCGGGGCCATGCCGGCCCGTTTCTTCGGGATCGTCTGTGTGAAGCGGCCTTTCAGCAGCGAGTACAGCTCGCCCTGCGGCGGCAGGATCCCGAACAGCGATTCAAACTCCCGCAGCCGGGCCGGGACGTTGTTGTTCGTGGCGAACGAGATGATGCTGGAGACGATCGACTGGAACTGGTTGAGGTTCTGCGTCGGCACCGGCAGCGTCGTCAGGTCCGTGACGCCGCGGCGGCGTGGCTCGGTGCGCAGCAGCGCCACCTGGTTTTCCAGCAGCGGCCCGAATTCGATCATCGACGACGAGCTGGGCCCGTTGGCGATCTTGATCTTGGTGAACGGCCCGTACACGACGTGGTTGGCGTAGCCGTCCTGGTCACCGGAGTTGGTCAGGGTGATAAACCCGGATCCGTTGCCGGACACCAGCGGTGCGCCGCCCTCGGGGAATACGCACACCGAGTCCATGCCCCGCCAGAACGCATCGTCGCCTTCGACGGCCATGGTGAACGGCTGGCGGCACAGGGCGGCGGCATAGAGCCGGTCGACCGGGTTCTTGCCCCACCGCACCGCCTGGTAGAACGGGCCGGCCTCGGTGACGCAGAACAGTTGACCCTGCTGCTTGGCGTCCCACGCCTCGATCCAGTTACGCACCACCGCGCGGGTTTCCTGCGGGGAGTTGCCGTGGATCTCGACGCCCATGTCGATGTCGCACGGGTCGTACACCGTCGAGCTGTAGGTCGCGCCGTCTTGGTTGGACCCCTGCTGCTTTCGGTTCTGCCACGGCGGCACCAGCCCCTTGAGCGAGGTGATGGCGACGCCGTTGTGGATGCCGGGGCTGGGCTCCAGGGGACCCATCAGCTGGTACTCGATGGTGCGTTCCGGGGAGCGGTAGCCCATGATCGGCTGGTCGCCTTCCAGGAACTTCCGCACCCCGGCTCGGGTAACAGGCCCGGCCGGGTAGTACAGGGTGCTCACCAGCCCCGCGGCTTCCCGGCGCCGGCAAGAACGGAGTCGCCTTGGTGGCGCGCGAGATCCTGCCCGGCGCGGTCCTCGTTCTGCTGGACGTTGTAGTTCTCGATGTTCACTCCGACGCGCTTGCCGAGGTTGTTCTGGTCCTGGCCGGGCTGCTGATTCGGGTTCTGGCCGTCCTGCGGCTGCTGGGGCGGTGCTGCCTGGCCGGCGACGTTCGGCACGGCGAGCTTGGCGCCGGAGAAACCTCCGACGGCGCGACCGAGCCACGAGTTGCTGATGGACGAGTCGGCGCTGTTGCCGCTGGGCAGCAGCGTCTCCATGAGTCCGGACACGCCGATGCCGGCGGCCTGCCCGCCGAAGGCGATGGCCCGGTTGGCCAGCTGCATGCCCAGCTGCGCGGCGGCTGCCGCGGCCTGGCCGCCGAACATCGATCCACCGGCGCCGGCCGCGCCGATCGCCGACGAGATCGCCGCCATGGGCAGACCACCGAGGCCCTGGAAGCCCTCACCGCCGACCGGGTTGTTGAACGACTGAGACCCGAGCTGGCTGTTGGGAACAGCCCCACCCGGCATGAGGCCCGAGGGCATGTTTCCGAGGGGGCCACCCGGACCGCCGCCACCGCCGGGGAAGCTCCCTGGGGCCGGCAGGCTTGGATCTGGGCCTGTCAGAGCGGGGTTGGTGTTCGCCGGGTTGTAGATGACCGAGTTCGGCAACGGTGCCGAGGGATTCAGCGGTGGCTGCAGTGCGGCGGGGCCGAGCGCCGATGGCGTCGGCGCGGGGCCCGCGCTGCTGGGCAGGGCCGGCGCTGCTGACGATCCCGTGGGGCGGTAGTAGTGCGACGTGAATGCCGGGTCGTATGCCCCGGCGCTGCCGTCCATGCCGCGCTGCGCGGCGGCGGCATCACTGCCCCAGTTGAAGTTGGTCCCGCCCGGCAGGGTCGCCTGCATGTGGCCGCTGTTGTAGCCGACGCGGAAGTCACCCGGGCCGCCCATCCCGGGCAGGAAACCGTGCTCGGTGAGCCACTGGGCTGCGTTGTGCGTGGACATCTCGCGCCCACCGGTGGGACGCCCGTCCAGGATGTTGACGAGATCCTCGACAGCGCTGGAGCAGTCGGCCAGGCCTTTGGTGAGGTCGGCGTTTTGCGTCTGCGCGTACTTGCCCACCGGCACATTGGCCAGCAGCGCCGCGTCCCCGGCATACCCGCCGGGCGCTGCCGGGGATCCGTATCCCGGCACTGCAGCTCCGGGCGCCCCGTAACTGGCTGCACCACCGGGTGGTACGAGGTATTGGGGGCCCAGCGCGCCGGTGCCGGCGAGCATCCCGAAGATGCCGGATCCGGCGGCGCCTGGGGCGAATCCGTTGCGCATCTGCACGCCGGCCAGTTGGCCGAGGACTGGAGCGAGGGCGAAGTTGCCTGCGAGTTTGGTGAGGTTCTCGACGATGCCGGGGATGCCTTTGGAGAGGCCGAAGTCGCTGTCGAGTGCGGCGCCTATCTGGCCCATGCCGTCGGTGAAGTTCTTCGCCGTGTCGGACATCTTTTTCCAGGTGCCCTGCTGCGCCTCGGCGAGTTTCTGCTGGTCGGACAGGTAGCCGCGTTCGGCGGTGATCACCGCTGTCTTGGCGGCGTTGATCTGGGATTGCGTCGAGGTGTTGTCGGCTTCGACCTGCAGCAGCCGCATGCGGGCGTCCTCAACCGATTGCCGCTGGGAGATCAGCGCCGTCTGCGCGTCGAAGATCTTCTGCTGGTCGACCTCGTATGCCCCGTAGCCGCCCTGTTGCGCATTCCAAACCATCTGGCCGGGGGTGGCGATCGGACCGGGCATGCTCGGCATCGCGCCGGCCGAGAGCCCTTGGAAGCCACCGATGGGGATCGAGTCGAGCGAATACTTCGACGGATCGACGTTGGCGGCAGCGTCTTTGGCGGCCTGCTGCTGCTGATCGGTCTGCATCGGGGTCCGCTGGCCCGGCGCGGGCGGGGCCGTTGCAGCCCCCGGCAGCGGGGCGCCACCGGCGGGCAGCTGGCCGAGCGGGCCCGGCAGCCCGTTCCCGCCGGCAGGGGCACCCGGTGCTGGCACCCCGAACAACGACGTCCAGTCCGGCTGCCCGGCAGCGGGACGGTCGCCGACGGCGTTCGGGTCGCGTGGGATCGGCGACGACGGCAGGTTGCCGGTGTTGTCCCGCTGCTGCGAGTTCGGATCGAACGCCTCCGTGATCAGGCCGGGCAGATCCTTGATCAACGGCAGGTTGACGAACCAATCCGAGATTTTCGTTTGCAGGTTGTCGAACCACTGACCAACGGCGTTGGTGGCGGTGCGCCACTGCGACGTGAAGTTGTCGGTGGCCGTCTTGGTCGCGCGGTCCGAAGTGCCTTGCAGATCCTCGAATTTCGTCTTGGCCGTGGCGAGATCGAGGCGGTTGATGGCATCGCCCATGTCTTCCCACTGGGTGCCAAACAGCGCCTGCCAGATCAGGGCTTGCTGCTGCGCGTCGCCGGTCTCCCGCAATGCCTGCAGCACGACACCGAAAGCCTGACGGGCCGTCTCACCGCCCGCAGCGAACCGGCGACCCATGTCGTCGGCGTCGAGCCCGAGAGCCTGGAACCCCTCGCGTGTGAGCTTCGACCCGTCGACTGCGCGGATCGAGAACTCTTTGAGAGAGTCGGCCACCTTGTCGGTGTCGCGGGCACCACCCTCCAAGCCCTGCTTGAGCAGACCGGCGAAATCCTTTGCGTCAAGGCCGAGTTTGCGGAACTGGGTGGAGTATTCGTTGATCGTGTCGAGCCAGTCTTTCGACACGTCGAGGCCCTGCTGGAAGCCGGACACCACGATGTCGAGGGCCTGCTGGGAGTTCTGCGCGAACCCGGTCCGGATCAGCGTGGTCATCGATCGGGTCAGTTCTTCGACGCTGGCGCCGGTGATGCTGGCCGCGGACTGGACCTGCTCGATGGTCTGTTGCACCAACCCCTGATTGGTGTCGGGGTTGATCAGGCCGGCCTGCAGCGCGGACTGTGCGGTGGCGAGGTTGTCGGCCAGCGACTCACCCCAGCCGTGCGCGAACGCGCCGCCGGCCGCCGCGCCGTACTGGGTCATGGACGCCTCGTCGAGGCCCATCCCCGCCTGGAACATGTCCTTGGTGGCGGTGATCGCCATGCCCTCTTGGATCGCGGGTGCGATCAGCTTGCCGGCGGCGTAGCCGACGGCGACCAGCGCCATGAGGGAGGCGCCGATCGGGCCCGTCGATGCGCCCAGGCGGGCCACCGAGGCGGCACCGGCGAAGCCGTCACCGAACCCGTCGGCGGCCTGACTGCCGATATCCCGCGCGCCAGTGAGACCGTTGCGCAGCCCGTCCAGGAACGAGCTCGACGCGGAACCGCCGGACCGGCCGTAGTCCTGGTAGGCCAGGGCAGCGCGGCGGGTCGCCTCTTCCTCGGCGCGGCGGGCCGTGGCCAGCCGCTCGGCCTGCTGGATCAGCTTCACCCGGTTGGATTCGCCGCTGCTGACCAGCTGGTCGTACTTCTCCTGCTCGACCCGGGCGCGGCCGGTAGCCTGCTCGACCTTGTTGATCGACCGCTGCATGTCCAGGGCGCTTTTGTCGGTGCCCTGGGCGGCTTTCCGCATGCCGTCGGCGATGTTCTTGTTGATCGACTCGCCGGCATCTTTGCTGGCCCGCTCGAAACCCCGGGTGATGTCCTGCGATGCGGTGCGGATGGCGCGTTCGTTGATCTTGGTGACGAGATCAAGGTCAATCGCCATTTACTGCACCACCTTTCGCGTTGGTCGTCGTTGGGATTTGTCGCCGCGCATGACGGCCTGGGACCGCTCGTAGGCCTTGCGGCGCATCGACTGGCGGTCCGCCTCTTCGTGCTCTTGGGCGGGGGATTTGATCAACTCGGGCATGTAGCCCCGGCCGTCCGCGCGGGCCAACGCGGCCTCGTTGGCCGCGCGCGCGGCGGTGTACTCGTGAATGCACCAATCACCGCCCCGCAGAGCGATCTTGAATGCTGACGTGCAACAGGGCAGCGGTTCGATGAGTTCGATCAGCTCACGACTACTCATCTCGCCGCGGTGCCACTCGCCGATGTGGCGGTGGTGTACGACCGACAGGTCGTAGGCGATCTCAGTCGGATACTTCCGCCATGTCGCCAGCACTTCCCTCACTTTTGGGATCGGCGGACTCACGCTCCTGGACCCGCTCGACCAGGCCGGAGAACATGCGGGCGAACTCGCTCGACTTGCCCTTGGCCGCACGGAATTTGTCGAACTGGTCGTCGCCGAGCAGCGCCTTCACGATCTGGGCGTTGTAGGCGGGGGTGATCAGCTCCCCGTCTTTCTGGTAGGGCGATTTGTACCCGCCGGGAACGGTGCGAGGCGGGTACGTCTTGCGGCTGACGGTGATCGTGCCGTCCGGCGCGGTGGTGGTCGTTTCGTCGGTGTAGCCGGGGAATTCGATGTCCGGCACGCGGTCGCAGTTGCTGAACAGGTGTTGCACCGTGTTGAAGCGTTCCTGCTGATCGTCGTCGAGTTCATCCATGAGCGGCACGACGAACCTGCTGCCGTCGGGTGCCACGTAGATGTCGTCGGCGACGAAGCCGCCGTTCTCGGCGGCCTGATCGTGGGCGGCCTGGGGGGCCTCTTCGCGCTTCTGTTTGGCGGCGTCGATGGGATTCATTGGTGGGGCGTTCCTTTCAAGGGGGCGGATGGGCTGGGGGCTGTTGGTCGTGCTCACCGGGTGGGCGCCGCCCCCTTGGAAGCCCAAGAGCGCCCACCCGGCGAGGGACTTACGAGATGGTCACCGCGACCGACGGCTGCGAGGTGGTCGACAGCCCCGATTCGGAGGTGGCGGTGACACGGAACTGCGTCGCCCCGGCGGTCAGGCCGGTGAACGACGAGGTGACCGTGATGCCGGCCGCCGTGGTGCCGGCCGGTACCGCCGTCGCCCACGGCCCGGCGCCGTTCTTGACTTCCCAGCTGTAGGTGAATGTGTCGGGGGCCGGGTCGTGCGGCAGGGTCGGCACGGTGAACACCACCGACGCCGCGCCGGCACCGCCGACGGTGGCCACCGGCAGCCCGGCGAAGACCGGCGCACCGGCCAGCTGGGAGACGCCCGCACCGCCCGTGACGATGTAGTACGGGATATCGGTGAACGGATCCTCTTCCACACCCCAGGTGAGCGGCGACTGAGCCGGGTTCTTCCGGTTGAATTCGAGGTCGCCGACCTTCTTGCGCGCAACGCACGGGATGACCAGCGCGGCGCGGCTGTCGCCGTCCTCGGCCAGCACCGCGATCTGGTAGCGGGCCCGGGTGGAGGTCGACGGGGCCTTCCACGCGCGGCCGGGCTGCCCGAGATCACGCACGTTGGTGGCCAGCGGCAGGTTGTCGCGCAGCGCAGCGACGACCTCGTTGAGGAACTCGTCGAAGGTGACGGCCAGTTCGTTCTCCTGGCTGGTCTCATCCCATCGGGCCGGCCGGATCAGCTGCGCGGTCATCACCTTTTCCACGCCGAAGTCGCTGGAGAACTTCGACCCGGAATCTTCGATCAGGCCACCGCTGTACCACTGGCCCCCCGGGAAATCGGGGTCGTAGAGGTCATCTCGCCAGTCGCCGTCCTCGGCGATCGGGCTGAACACCCCGTCGGCGCACAGGCCCGCGGCGGGGTTGGTCAGATCTGTCAGCGACTTCATGTTGTCGCGGGCGATCAGGTGGGTGATCGTCCCCTTGAAGATCGCCGCGGCGTTGAGGTACTTCTGGTGGGCCTCTTTGAAGGTCGCACCATTTGCGGGCAGGGTCATTCCAGACATTCCTTTCGTGGATTGCCCTGCACCCAAAAGGGCAGGCGGGCAACAAAAAATCCCCACACCGGTGCGGAGCGGGGACGGTCTTTGGGTGGTTAGCGGATGCGGAACTTCACCGAGTAGCGGCCGACGAACCTGATCAGGTCATCGCTCCACTTCTCGTAGTGCGGACGCAACGACTGGGTGACCTCGTCGGCGAACACGATCCGGCCGTCGGCGAGAGTGATGCGCTCCTGCGCGGCCAGCGGCGGGCCGAGCGCCAGGATGAGATCATCGGCCGCGAACGAATACCGCTGGCATTCCCAGTAATCGGGGTGGAAGGTGTGCACCGAGTAGATGCCGCTGTCGGTGATCTTGTCGCTAACACCGGTCGCCGCGTCGGTCACCATGAACCACGGCACCACCGCGCCGGACGGCCTGCCCCAGTCGGCCTCACCGTCCAGCGATGACAGGGCCGTGATCAGCACCTCGACCCCGCTCGGGGCTTTGCGGCCCAGGGTCGGCGTCATATGGTGATGCTTTCCTCGGTACCGCCGAAGTGAGCGGCCACCTTAGCGCGGATCGCGAACTCCGGAGACGAACCGCCCTGGCTGCGTGGGTGGTGGCCGGCGGCCTCACCGGTCCCGAACTCGATTTTCTCAGCAATCTCGCTGTCGTTCACGAGCTTGAAGGCCGGCAGCCCGTTGACGGTGCGGCGCCGCGGATCGATGTGCCAGTGAGCGGCGTAGTCCCCGGTTTCGACCGGGGAGATGTCCCGGGCGTAGTCCTTGACTCCCTCGGCCTCGGCCAGCGCCTTCACCCGCACCTCGTCGGCTTGTGCGGCCAGGCGGCGGATTTCGCGCTCGACCTCGGTCACGGACAGCTCCGCCATCAGCCCGCCTCCCACTTCACCGTGCACCACACCTGGATCTCTTCGCCGAACATCCGCTCCACCACAGCAGGGCCCTGCATCTCGTACACGCGGCCGTTGAACTCGATCGCGTCGGCCTGGGTGAGCCCCGCCGCGTCAGCGTCGACCGGCAGGAAAATCCACGCGATCTCCGAGTCCTTGGTGGCCAGGTCCACCACCTCGGTGGGGCGCTGCACCTCGACGTGACAGCCGGTCTTGGGAATCCGGCCGTCGGCGGCCGGCTGCGGATCGGTGGGCAGCCGTCGCGTGGTCCGCTCCGGACGCTTCAGCAGAACGACGGTGTCCTCGCCGGGGTTGTCGGTCATCAGTAGTCGAACCGCTTGAATCGTCTTCGAGGCGCCGCTTTCACGCCGATACCGAGCATCCGGCGGTGACGGTCGGTGATGAACTTCTCGACCACCGCGCGGTCGATGGTGCCCGAGCGCTGGCTGTGCGACGTCGCCTTGAGGTAGGCGGTCTGGGGTCCGAAATCGCCGTACATCATCGAGTCGCGGGTGACTTCGAATGTGACGACCTGGGCGCCCGGGTCATCCTGTGCGATATCGGGCTTGCGCTCCCGGATCCAATCGGAGACCAACTGGAGCAGCGACGTCGCCAGCGGGTCGCCAACCCATCCGGGTTTCTTGGCCCACGTGGCGAACGTCGCTACGTCCAGAAATGGCTCCATCAGCTACGGCGCCCGCGTGACGCCTTCGGGGGGTCCGACGCCGCCGGGTCACCCTCTGCCGCAGGGTCACCCTCTGCCGCCGAATCGCCCTCTGCAGTGCTGCTTTCGCCCTCCGCCGGCTGGCCTCCGGTGGTGTCCAGCGTGTGGAAGCCGTCGGCGTCGGGCACCGAGGGCGTTTCCGTGCCGTCGGCCGCCACGTGAACGACGGCCGCCGGGGCGTTCGGGTTGACCACGCGGTCCCCGAACTCCTCGGCCTGCTCGGCGGTCAACTGGACCGTCGCACCGGGCATGTAGTGCTTGATCACGGCCTTGCCGTCCACCTCGGCGTTGACCGCGATGGCCTTGGCCACAACGTATTCCGGCACGTCACACCTCCGTGGCTTCGATCAGCTCGCGCAGCTGATCGTCGGACTGGGCCTCCAGCTCGGCACGGTCGTAGTCGCCGTGGTCTTCGAGCCAGTCGACGAGTTCGGCGGTCTCGGCGTCGGGGCCGGGCTTCTCGTCCTCGTCGGCGGCGTTGATCAGCGCCCACAGTGCGGGCTTGGTGGTCGTCTTGAACTCGGCGGCGTCGTACCTGCTGCCGTCGCTCTTTTCGAGGTTGTCGACGATCCACTTGACCAGGACCGGCTTGGTCGCCGACTCGGCCGGCCGATCCGCCGACGCCTCGTCGGTGTCGACGAGGCCGGCGAGCTTGACGGCCAGACCGGTTTCGATGAAGTGCTTGGCCTGGTCTTCGGGAAGCCAGTCGATGACCGAGCCTTGGTAGCGCTCGTGCACCTTGCCTTCCTTGTCGCGGGCCAGTACCAGCGGCGCGGTGACCTGGTAGCTCATGCGTTCACCCCGTTGATGAGCCACGCGGCGCCGGGCTCCAGCACGACCGGCACGGTGATGCGCCGGGCGCGGATGCGCCAGCCGTCGGTCTCGTCGTCGCGGATGGACTTGACCTGCAGGCCCTTTTCGTCCTGCACGTAGCCCGGGTCGTCGGCGATCTCGTCGGTGAACCCGCCGAACACCTTGGTGTCGACCATCATCGCCTTGCCGGTGACCGGGGCGTTCGGGCTGGTGATGAACGCAAACCCGCCGATCTGCTTCATCAGCAGGCTGTTGAGCCCCACGGCGACCGGCGCGTCATTCACGCCGGGGTACTCGCGCGGCAGCAGCTTCATCAGATCGTCGTTGGACACGATGTTCGCGAAAACATCGGGTTCGACGAACACGGCGTCGGGCATGTACCCCTGCTTGAGCTTGATGATGTTCGTCGCGGCGCGCATCAGGTCACGCAGGATCTTCGCCGATCCGTCGCTGGCCTTCCACGACGCGATGGCGTCAGTGTTCTGCGTGACGGAAGAAACCGCGGCCGACAACCCGATCGAGTCGATGGTCGAGATGTGGGTGTTCATCAGCTTGCGGAACGCGCGGGCCACCACCGGGAACTTCTGGCGCCGGATGGACGCATCGGTGATGAGCGCGTCGTTGCCCCAGTTGACCGTGTTCGCGGTCGACCCGGGCCCGGTGCTGATCGGCGTGATCGGGTATTCACCGCCGGGCGGCACGGGCTTGGGCGCCCGGTCGGCGTAGATGGATTCGTTCTGCTCGTAGCCGAGCGAGCCCGATTCGGTGTAGAACTGGCCGGTCAGGATCTTGTCGGCGACGAACTGCTCGTTGGCGATGTCGCGCAGCGCACGCAGCACCCACGGGGTGTCCTTGAGGAACCGGTTGATCGACAGCACGTCCCCGGAGAGGGTCGGCGCCGCGGGAGGGAACTGAGTACCCATGTCGTACCTGCTTTCTGTTGGGCGCCGTTAGCCGGCGATCTTGACGATGACCTTGCCGCTGGCCGCAGCCCGCAGCGCTGTGCCGACAACGCGGGAGTAGTCGGTTTCGGATCCGATGGTCGCGACGGCCCCGTTGGCGGCCGAGATGACCCGTGCGCCAGCGGCAATCGCGCCGGACGCGGCCAGTTCCCACACGCCTTCGGATGCGACCACGACCTGCTCGCCGGTCTTGGCGCTGGTGGCCGCAACCCCGAGCCAAGCCGAGCTGGCGCCGGCCGACGGGGCGACGGTGTCGTCGCCGGAGACGACCACGACCTGGCTGGCGGCGATGTCGGCCGACGCCACGCGGGGCAGCTTGTCGGCGGGGAAGTAGAGCGGGGAAACTTCGGTGGCCATGTCAGGCGTCCTTTCCGATGGTGTGGCCGGTGATCAGCGCGTAGGAGCGCTGCTTGTCGGCATCACCTGCTGCGGTCTCGTTGTCGTTGCCGTGGCCGATCGGGGCGACGGGCAGCGCGGTGTTGGCGGGCAGCGTCTGCAGCAGCGTCTTGGTGCCCTCGCGGTCCTTGGCCAGCGACTCGCGCCAGGTGGCCTCGTTGGCCGGCGTGATCCGGCCGGTGGTGATCGCGTCCCGGATGGTCGCGTCGATGTCGTCCTGGATCTGCTGGGCCCGGGCGGCAGCACCGTCGCGGGCCTGGGTGACCAGGTTGTTGTATGCGGCCTCGTCCAGGATCTTCTGGCCGTGCTTGGCCGCGACCGCCGCGGCCTGTTCGATGGTCGGCTCAGCGGGCGCGGTGCCGCCTTCGCCGTCGGGCAGTGCGGCGATGGCCGCCTCGATGGCGCTTTCGTCGGCGTCGGCGTCGAGGCCGAGCTTCTGGAGCGCGCTCTCACTCAGTGCCACGGTGGGCTCCTTTTCTTTATCGGCCTCCGCCTCGACGGGGGGAGGGGTCTTTATGTGCGCCTTGGGGTTTCGTGGCGCTGGCGCGTTGGCGCGCCCGGCATGGTTGAAGATGGACAGGTCGAAACGGTTCTTCGCGGCGTCTCCGCCGTCGCGCTTGGGGGATTCGAGCACCGAGTCGGCGATGCCAGCGTCGACAGCTTCCTGCGCGGACCACCATGTCTCCGCGGTGAGCACGGCCATCCAGTCGTCGACTGTGCCGCCCGCCCGGGCGGCGAAGATGGATGCGATGTTCTTGCCGATGCGTTCGAGGTCGTCGGCCATCTTGCGCATGTCGTTGGCGTCGCCGATCATCAGCGCCCACGGCAGATGCGCCATGATCTCGGCGTTCTCGGCGACGATCAGCTCGTCACTGGCGCCAACAGCGATGAAACCGGCCGAGGACGCGGCATACCCGTCGACCGTGGTCACGATCCGCGCGGAGTGCTGGCGCAGCGTGTTCATGATCGCGATGGCCTCGTACACGTCGCCGCCGGGGCTGTTGATATGCAGGTCGATGGTGTCGATGGTGTCGGGCAAGGCCTGCAGTGTGCTGCGGAAGTCGGCGGCGGTGACGCCCCAGTACCAGTCGATCTCGTCGTAGATGTCGATCTGCGCGACGTTGGGCTCGTCGGTCTTGTTCTGGATCCGGAACCACGGCCCGGGGTCCTTGTCGGCGGCGTTGCGGGCCGACTTGTAGCGGTAGCCGGCGGCGCGGAGTCGCTTCGCGGCGGCCTCGGCCCGGCCGGCGGCGGCTGAAATGGTTTCTACCACTTGGTGATCGCTCCCTTGCGGCGGTTGTTCAGGACGGTGCGCAGGTACGCCTGCACGGCGGGCTCAGCGGGATCGGCGTGCTCGGCGTCGGTGCTTTCCGCATCCGGGTCGGGTGCGGGCAAGCCGCTGGCCTGACGGATCGCGGCCTCCAGCAGCGGATCCGGCGTGATCAGTCCGTTGGCGGCCAGTAGGGCCAGCGATGCCGCGGCGGCGTCCTGGCGGGATCCGATCTCGTCGAACACCAACATCGGGCAGGGCTCATCCAGACCCCAGTTCGCGGTGACGAGCGGCTCCACGAGGTCGGCTTGCGCTTCGTCGCGGACATCGACGGCGACGGTCTGCACCGAGTCGGTGAAGGTGGTCGACAGCACGTTGGCCAGCGCGTACGAGCCGCCGCCCCTGCCGTCGAGGTTCAGGAAGTTGGCCAGGGCGACGATGCCGATCTGACGGTCGTGGTAGTCGATGGCGCTCTGCGGGTCCATCGGCTGGCCTTCGGGGCCATAGATTTTGAACGTCGCCCCGGCCGGGATCGAGAAGCCGGCGTTCTCGCCACCGGTGTAATCCATGGCCATGTCGGCGTATTCGTCGAGCCGGTCCTGGTCCTCGGATTCCTCTTCGCTGGCGGTGAAGCCGGGCACACCGATGCCGTACCGGCCCAGCGCGGCGATCTGGATCCGCATCGCGCGGTCCTTGAGGCACCAGTGCTTGTAGGCCGGTCGCAGCAGGCTGTTGCCGTAGGGCACGCCAGGGTCGGGCTCGTGCTGGTAGATGATCAGCTGGCTGGCCGGGATCGGCCGGTTGCCCATCATCGCCGGGGCCATCGCGCCGGTGCTCATCATCCCGAGGCCGCCGAACGCGCCGGACGTCCACTGCTGAATCGAGACGACCTCGCCGTCGGCTCCGGTGTTCCAGAACGCGATGGTCCCGGCCGGCCGTGGCTGCACCACCAGGTGGGCCCGGTTGTTCTCGTCCACCTCGAATGTCCGCTCGAACACGCTGTGCCCGTACTGCAGGTGCAGCAGCGCGAGCTGCAGGTGTTTGGCCCACGAGAACCGGCCCTTCACGCGGCCTTTCGTACGCGCCTCGGCATCCTTGGCGTCCTCGGACACGATCTGCAGGCCGAGCTCGTTGGCGACGAACTCGGTGACCTCGTCGCTGGCGCCGTTCTGGTCGATCCGCCACGGCGTGCGCCGCACCGGCAGACCGACCGCGCGGAACACCGACGACACCCGGGCATCGCCTCGGCGCATCTTCGTATACGTGCGAACCGAGTTCGGCCACAGCAGCTCGGGGTTGTCCTCGTAGGCGTCGAGCGGCAGGCCGTACCCGTTCAGCCAGCCGGCGAACGGGTTGACGTAGCCCTTCTGCTGCTTGGGCGCGGCGATCTCGGTCTTTTTCGACACCGGGGCCGCGAGCTTGGGCTGGGCGGCGATCTTGGGCTTGGCCGTGGCCTTCGCGCGTTTCGGGGCGGCGCGCTTGGCTTTGGACTTGGCCACTACCGCCCCCTTCTCTGCATGGTCAGAACGACATCTCCATCACGTTTCGCTCGCGCCGCCGCGGCCTGTCTGGATTGGCCGCGGCCCGGCGCGGCTTGGCCGGCGTTTTCTTGGTCCCCTTGCCGAACTTGAGCAGCGCCCAGTGCGCCAACGAGGCCGACACCAGCGGGATGGCAACTCCGGCATCGTCTTCCAGCCAGGCGAAGTCACCACCGGGAAGCTCACGCATCTGGGCGCTCATCACGGCGTCGTTGAGGATCTCCTGATCGGAGTGCGACAACTTGCCGTCGAGCGCGTCATCGAGGAACCCGCTGCAGGCCGCCGCCATGTCGGGGGTGTTCGACATGTACGGCTCGATGCCCTTGGCCTCCAGCAGCGGCTTGAGCACCTTCGCCGAGTTCTTCGCGTCGATCACCAGCGCGTCGGGTAGCCACTCGGGCACCTTGCGGATCAGGTACGCGGCGATCTCGTTGTGCGTCCCGGTCCGGATCGGCCCGCATTCCAGGTGCACGATGCCGTCGCGGGTGTACTGCGCCGCGGTGATCGACCACCGCTTACGGTCCCTGGACCGGTGCACCGCGAGGCTGCGCGCCCCCACGAGTCTCGGGTTCGCACTGCGCATGTCCGCCCACTTCTCGTCCGGGATCGGTGAACCGATTTCTTCCTCGTCGGGCGGGTAGTCACCCCAGCCCATATAGTCCGCGTCGAAAATCGCGCGCTTGGCAGTGGTTTTCGCCTTGCTGCGCTTCGTCCGGATCTCGCGCTCATTGGTGGCCACGCCGTAGGACGGCTGCGCCAGCGGCCACGCCTTCGGGTCATCGCGCGACATGGAGCGCGGCGCCGCGTACAGCGCGTAATACAGGTCCGGCGCACTGCGGTGACCCATGCGGTGCAGGTCGGCCAAGCTCTGGCACTTCGGGTGCGCGGCGACCACAGGCGGTGTGCTGATGTAGATCGTCTGCGGGTTCTTGGCCGCCGACTGCGCACCGGTGAGGTTGTTCTCCTCGTCGGCATCGACGTCGTAGGCCTCATCGATGATCAGCAGGTCGATCTCGGTGTAGCCGCGGCCGAAATCCTGCGAGCGGGGCCCGAACTCGACCTCGCACCCGTTGATCAACTTGATCGAACCGCGGTTGCCGCTCTTCGAGGGTTTCTCGGCCAGCTTGTTCTTCAACCAGGACACCCGGTTGATCACCGCGCACACGCGCTTCCACACGTCGTACGCGGTGGACCAGCGCTGCGCGGTGTAGATGATGCGCTTCGACTGCAGCACGTACATGTGGAACAAGATCAGCAGCACGATCAGCAGCGTCTTTCCCTGCTGGCGGGTGCATTCGATCGCTACGTCACGGTGGGTCCACAGCCGGACCGGTTCGCGGCCTTCATTTTCCGCGTCCTCGATCTCTTCCGGGGTGGCGTCCTGCACCGACAGAATGCCCTGCAGCGTCCGCCACTGCCACGGCATCTGGCGCATGCCGACGTCCAGCCCGAACCGGCCGCACCGCTCGGCCTGCGACTTCTCATCGCCGGGGTGCTTCGACTCGAAAGCCGGGAACTGGCTGCCCTTGAGCCGCGGCCAGGACCCCACCCACTCGGGCCACCGCGCCGGCCGCCGGGGCTTGGCCCACACCGGGTGCGGGACACCGCAGCTGCAGCCGGCCGACTCAGTAGTGGCTGGCAGGGTCGCGGTCGCCGGCACCGGGGGTTCCAGAGGGTTGCGGGGCCCGCTGCTTGTGGATCTCGGCCAGCAGGCCGCGCAGCTCCCGGCTCAGCGACGCCCGCATCTTGACCGGCTCGTCGATCGCCACTGAGATGACCTGCGGCCCGAGCTTGAGGCTCAGCCACTCCGCGGCGTTGCCCGAGATGATCCGGCGCAGGCCTTCAATCAGGTCGGCGATGTCGGCGGCCTGATCGATCAGCATCCGCACCGAGAACGTGTCGTTGTCCTCGGACATCTCGCGCCGCAGCCTGTCACCGAGGGTGTCGGTCTTGAGGACCGCCTGGTCAACGACCTTCGCCCGCCCGCTGGGGTTTGCTGGCCCGGCCGATTTGTTTGCTGGATGGCTGGCCATCGCCTACCCGGTTCCCGCGGCGTCGCTGGGTTGAAAAAAAAATCCTGACCGGTCCCCTGGGGTCAGGAACCCCCTCCCCCCTCGAAGATTTTCGGGGGGAGGGGTCGCGGCGCGTTCGCGCTGGTCAGAGGCTTGCGCGTGGTCGTTGGGGCCGTGGTGCGCGGTGCGCGCGGGGTGGCGGTGGCCGTTGAGGGTGGTGTTCACCATTCCATGGCCGTCGCGTCGGGTTTGCTGGCGTCGACCGTGGGTTTGCTGGCGTGCTGTCGTTCCCGGTACCACTGCTTGGCTGCCTGGGTGATGCGCCATGGTCGCTCCCTCTTGCATCGGGCCAGCACCACGTCTTGGCCAGGGTCGATGGTGATGACCTCTGCGCCGTGCGCTTGGTAGTGCTGGACCAGAGCGTGGGATGGCATGGAGTGGATGACGTACACGTCGTGTTGGCCGGCCAGGGTGATGGCCTTGTCGATGGCTGCTTGTCGTGCTGCCTTGGTGACTGCCTTCACGTGTGCCGGATGGTCGTGTGGTGCATCGCCGTTGGGTGTGAGCGTCTGGGCGATGGCGTCGTAGTCGATGGTGATGTCACCCTGCTTGGCGTGCTGCCGCACCCATGTGGACTTACCGGCCGCTGGTGGGCCGGTCACCAGGTACAGGGTCACCGTCGCCTTGTGCGGTCCGATAGGAGTGCGGCTAATCCGCTGGTGACACCCATCCACCACGCTGTGGTGTCGGTGGCCAGGTAGTGGGCCAGGGTGGCCATCACCAGTCCATCGCCAGTGTTGAGGGGTCTGCCTGCTGCTTGGTGGCACCTGGTGGTGCCCACTCCGATGGGTGCACGCCCGTCACTGCGGGGCGTTCGTCATCCCACCGGCCGTCCTGCCGTTGGGAGTTGCAGCGTCCGTGCAGCAGCCTGTCCGCCAGGTGCCCACCATGTGCCCTCGGCACACTGTGATCGCCTGCTGGTTGCAGGCCATCCCAGTTGCGGTGCTTGTTCTCGTTCTTGAACATCGGCAAGCCGCACCACCAGCAGCGTGTGCCCTCAACGAGATTGCGGATCAGGTAGGCGACGCGCCGTTGGTGCGGCCAGCCCAACCCTCGATCGGTGGTGTTGGCCTTACGGCCGCTGGCCCTTGGCAAGGACGCGCTCCATGCGGTACACGCGCCCATTGCGCACTGCAGCGTGCAAGTCGTTCAACTCTGACTCGCCGATCGGCCATGCCGATTCGTCAATCACCGCAACATCGGCGCAGATTCCCCGGATGCCGGTCAGATCTGGATCGCACAGCCACGTTGTGTCGCCGCGGCCCAGCTCATAGCCTAGTTCGGCCGCAAAGAGTTTCGCGCGCTGTACGGTCCCCGCCACCACGATCAGCCTCATTTGATCACCTCGCTGTGAACTACCTGGCCAGCACTATTGACCGTGTGGACGACTCCAGGCTCGTCATCGACGATTTCGGCGTCCACGATCGCGTCATCGGCCGGCATATCGGCCTTGGGTACCGACACCGTGAACGTCCACGTCAGGTTCGCCCGGTCGATCGCCAAATCGGTGTTGAAACCGAACTTGCGGCGGAACGAGTCACGCTGGGAAGCCAGCATGCCCTGCACGAGCATGATTTGCCCGAACATCGGTGTGCTCCGGGTGAATCCCTCATCCTCGGCTGCCTCGATGACTTCGTCGGGCAGTTCGGGCGGCTCCGGGAGTGTCGGCCGGAACGACGTGTGGCATTCCGGGCACTCCACGGGCGGAAGGGTCACCTCGGGCATGTGCACGCCGTGTTCGCCGTCAGGGACTCGATGGTGGTGTTGATCCGCTCCGGGCGGGTGATGTTCAGGTCGACCAGCTTGTTGCCGCAGCGACGGCAGAACAGGTGCGCGATCGGCGGCCGGACACCGTCGAACGCGTTGGCCTTCACGTGCAGATCGTCCAGCTCGGCGGTGCGCACCACGCTGAAACCGTTGTCGGTCAGCAGGTTCTCGACGCCCTCACCGATCGCCGCCGAGGTCTTGGACTGTTGTTCCTTCAACTCTTCCTGCAACCCCGGCGGCATCACCTGATTGCCGAACATCGGCATCCGAATCGGGACACCGGCCGCGTCCAGCAGCCCGTCCCAGTTCGCCGCGATGAGGTCAGACACATCAGACATCGATCGGCCCCTCTTCGGTCCGACCGTCGCCGATCTCCACCTTGAACGGCTCGACGAAGTTCACGCCGAGCTTCGGCGCGACATAGATTTCGGTGACTTCTTCGGGAAGGCCGGCGATCACCTGACCGAGCACCGAGGCCCTATCGGACACGCCGAGCCCCTCCAGAAGACCATTTACGAACGTGCCCGCGTCCTGGGCGCCGAATTCGAGGCCCCTCTGTATGCCGTTGATCTCACCGATCGCGACGGTGCGCGGATGCGCATCGCGGTAGTGCTCGGCCATCCGCGTGGACAGCTCGTCGCGGCGGACGCGGACGTTCACCGGCGACGGCTTGGCGCCCGGCTTCGGCGGCGCGGTGGTGACTTCCAGCGGCACGGCGATGCGGTGCTCGCAGCCCGGGCGCGGGCAGTCGATATCGACCGTGGTCGGGGCGGCGGCCATCAGCGGTCCGCCCCGGCAGCGTCCACGGCGCGTTTGTCGATGACGGCCTGGCGGACCAGGCAGTCCTTGGCCTCCAGCAGCTTCCGCAGACCCGCGGACAGCTCGGGGCCCTCGCCGAGCGAATCGGCCATCTGGTTGGCCAGGTCGCCCAGCGGCTTGCTGACCCGCTGCAGGTAGGTGGGGAGGTGGCCGTACTCGAACAGGTCGAGCAGGTGTTGCGTGGCCGGATGACGAGATTGGGACATGGTTGGGCTCCAAAGGGGGCTTAGGAGAACAGATTTCGCGGTACCCCGCGCATGAGAAACGCCCCGGGCCGGGATGGCCAACGGGGCGTCGAATCAACTTTTGCGCAGCGTCATGCACTGGCAAAGTTGCGGCAAGGGTATCGCAGAGTTACACGGCTGTCATTCGAGTGCGTTGCGCGGCGTGTCCCCGACCAGGCGGGCACCCGCGCGAATACGGGCGTCCAGCTCGACTCTGCGCCGGGTCGTCAGGCCGGGGTCCCTCATGAACCGGTCCACCGTGAGCACGTCGACCGTGAAGGGCACGCCACGACGCCGACGGCCAATCATGCGGTGCGGTCGATGCGCGGCGCGCCGGTGACACCGAGGCTGCCCGCCGGGGCGTCGGCCGCCACGTCATCGGCGATGCCCAGCTCGCTCATCAGGTTGTCGAACGACACAGTGACGCCGTCGCGCTCATGCACACTCAAACGGTCCTTGAGGTCCTCGATTTCCTCCAGCAGGGCCTCGTAGCGCTCGGCGGACAGCAGCATGGCCGCCGGCCGGCCGTGGTTCATCAGGGTGATGTCATGGTCGACGGCATTCTTGATCAGTGCGGATAGCTGGGCGCGAGCCTCGCTGACCGGTACCAGATGGCTCATTGGTAAACCTCCCTGCGGTGCGCAACGCGGGTCACGGTGACCACGCGGATTGCATCCTCGACCACGTACACGATGCGGTAGTTGCCTACCCGTACACGGTACGACGACGTGGTGCCCGACAGCTTCTTGCAGCCGCTCGGGCGGGGATCAACAGCCAGGGCCTTGATGGCCTTGGCGACGCGGACCTGCTCGCCACGCTGCAGACGGGCGATCTGCTTGGCAGCGCTGGTCTCGATCTCGATGCTGTATCCCTCGGCCATACCTAAATTGTACATAATTTTGTACGAAAGTCTAGCGCTTTTTTTGTACAAATTGGTTCGCCGGTGGACTAGCCGTCACCGGCGTACCCTGCCGCGACATGGGCGACGACCACCAATGGGAACGCATCGACCTCGGCACAATGATCTGCGGAGGATGCAACAAACCGACCAGCGCATGGCTCCACCGCCGGAGAGACTCAACCGCCGAGACCGTCAGCGTCGACTGCGAATGCGGACACGTGAACATCTGGCAGGTGCCCACGCCGGGCTGACGTCACCCTCACCGTCTTGGCCGACAAGCCCGCCCGAGCTGTGCGCCGCCGGGACGGCGCACAGCCGGACCCAACCGCTACTGACGCTTGCGCTCCTCGGCGTCGGCGATGATGCGCTCCAATTCCTTGGCGTGCTCCAGCTCGGACGCCTCCAGCGCTGCCTCCTGGCGGCGGGCGTCGAACTTGACGTACTCGGCGTACGCCAACTTCTTCATCTTCTCGCTGGACACCTTCCCCGCGCCCCGCAACACATCCCGCTCGTTGAGCTCGGCGGCCGTGTGCCCGGTCACCGAGAAGATCAACTTGTTCTGGATCGTGGCGAAGAACGTCTGCGCATCGGCGCTGGACGAGTCGTAGTCGACGCTGGTGGCGGCGAAGATGTCGCGAATCTTGAGGTAGAACCGCTTCTCGGACGCGCGGATATCCCGGATGCGTTCGAGAAGCTCGTCGAAGTAGTCGAGCCCGGCCGGATCCTTGAGGCGCGCGTCGTCCATGGCGAAGCCCTTGATCAGGTACTCACGCAGAACGGTGGTGGCCCACTGGCGGAACTGGACTCCGCGAGCTGACCGGACGCGGTATCCAACGGCGAGGATCAGATCGAGGCTGTACGCCTCGATGTAGCGGGTGACAGTGCGCCCTCCTTCGCTCTGAACAGATCGGAATTTCCGATAAGTTGCCTCTGGCCTGCACTCACCGTCGTCATAGATGTTCTTAATGTGTTCGCTGATCGTCGGCTGGCTCTTGTCGAACAGCTCGGCCATGTCGCGCTGGGTGAGCCAGACGGTGCCGTCGACGGCCCGCAATTGGACCTGCGTGCTGCCATCGGTCGTGCGGTAGACGATGAATTCGCCGGTGCCGGTAGGCAGGTTGTCGGAGTTGTCAGGGCTGGTCAATGTCGACCTCCTTGTTGTAGGGCAAGGAAGAGTCGAGGTCGCAGCGCAACCGGATCCACAGCCGCGATTCCCGCCGGATACTGCTATTTGTCGGCGTTTCGCTTAGACTCGTGATCGTCCGCCAAGACATTCCCGAGCCCTGCTGGAGTCCGCTCTGGCAGGGCCTCGGCATTTCCATGAGTAGGACAGTCGTCCCACTGGGGATAAGCATATTGGTTCCTGCCGACAGTTCTCGGCGTGTCGCACACGTGTCTGGCCGTAGGCGGTACCGAACTCGATACCGCCAGAACGGCGCGTCTCTGCCTTTCGCGGATAACGTTTCGCCGGGGCGTCATGTCAGAAGCCGTTCTCGGCCCACCACGCGCGCTGCACGTCGGCCATCCATCGGCTGATTATCGCCCTGTCCGCGACCTCGGGGAGGCTCGACTGCGCGATGGCCGCCTTGAGCAGCTCGACGCGTCGGTGGGTCTCATCGATGACCCACTCGCGGGTGTACTGGCCATGGCGCACCGCGAGCAGGAATTCGCGGTCCTCGGCCAGCATGGGCAGTTCGATGTGCCGATGGTCCATCAGCTGCTTGCCCTGGATAGCAAGGCGCAGAGCGTGATAGCCGGTCTTGGTGTCCCACCCGTACCTTTCGACGAGTTCGGGGCGTGTGGCGTGCTTGGAGTCGACGCGCTCAGGGTCGAGGTACCGCTGGAGCTGTCCGTCGAGGTAGCCCAGGAATCGATGGCCGGCCTGCCGGCTCAGGAACCGGGGGAAGTCCCGGCGCAGCAGCATCCCGAACCCATTGATCTGCTTGACGTGCAATTCCTCGTCGGCGAACAGCGGCATGATGACCGTCGGGTTGCCGGTAGCTGCGAGCTTGACCCACTTGCGAAGGCCGTAGACCACGAGGTCGGTATCGCCTTCCCGGGAGCGTTCGTTGACCTTACGGTCGCGGTATTCGTACTGCTCGAAATCGCCGAGGCCGAGTGACTCGGTTGGCGGTTCGATGCAGATGCCCATGAGGTCCAGGTCGTCGCCGGTGTCGTCACTGGACACCCCGTGCATGGTCGAACCGATCTCAGACAGCAGGATCAGCCCGAGCTGCGCTACGAGCCAGTTCTCCGCGGTTGAGTGCCGGGTTACGAACACCTGGCCGTAGGGCAGTTCGTTTGTCCGTGCCATCAGACGTCCTCCAGTCGCATTGGTAGTAGCCGATTCTCAACATGCCGACCAGGCGCCCACCCAAGCCACAGGTCCACATGGACCTCCAAATCGGCACCGGCGAGCAACTCTGGGAGCTGAGCGCGCAGGTCGGTGAGGAATTGGCCTGCGCGGAGGCCGGAACGATCGCGCGGCGGATCGAGTCTCATGCGTTGACCTTTCGCGCGGATTCGGCGCGCACCTTGCGCACATCGGACAGGCGGAACAGCTCCACGTCGTCGTCGGCCTTGCGGGACACCGTGATGCGGCGGCCGTCGGCGGCGCGGAACCCGGACGGCCGGATCCGGCCGGTGGAGCGCCAGTGCCGGAACGTGCGCGGCGAGAGGTGCTCGTCGAGGGTGTCCATGATCAGTTCGATTTCGCGGCGGTCGAATCGCCAATGGTCGACGTCGGCGAGCAGACGGTGAATCAGGGTGTCGACGTGGTGGGTGGTCTTGCAGGACGGGCACATCACTTCGACGGCTTCGCGAGGTGCCATGAGGGCGGTAGAGCAGGCGTGGGGGTGGCGCTGGCCGCAGCCCGCGCGGTGGCCAGCGTCGAGCTGGGCCGGGCAGGGCCCGCAGAACCGCGGCGGGACGGGCCGGTTGATGGCCCGCTCGATCGCGGCGATGGTCTCTTTCATGTCGGCGTACAGGGTGCCGACCTGATCAGAGCCGGCGAGCTTCTCGGCGTTGCCGGCCAGCCACATCGCCGTGGCAGCGATATCGGACGGATCGAGCGGGGTGTGTCGGGTGCCGGTGAGCGTGGCGCAGCGCTGCGACCACAGCAGCAGCCCCGACCGTGTGGCGCGCAGCAGCGTTCCCGCGCGGTTGTTGCCCTTCATCGGCGCTCCCTCGTGGCCCGGGCTGCGTCGGCCGCCGTCGCCCATGCGGACCAGGCCCACCGCGGCGTCGGCGAGGTGTTCCAGCAGGCCCGGCATCGGATGGTCGTATTCGACGTACCAGGTGCCGCCGCCGGCCACGGTGCCCTGTTGCACGCGGACGGTGTTGGTGCCACCGGTGACCAGCGCGGTCAGCATCTCCGACAGTTCCCGAATGTGCTTGTTGCACAGAAACAGTCCGGATTTTGCCCCGCACACCTGGCAGTTGGTCACGACTCGTTGTCCTCCCGATATCCGATTTCGTCGTTGAAGTTGCCGTTCATCGCTGCCCCCAACGGTGTCCGCACGAGACGCACACCCGGGCCACGACGGTGCCTTCCGGGTCGTACCAGCAGGGCGGGCCAGCGGGGACAGGACCGCCGCTGTCTGGAGCCAACCGAATGGTTTCTGCCACAAGCCAGATGGATTCGTTGATGCGACGCAGGGCCCCCTGCTGCGGTGTCTCCACATCGGGTCGCAGTCGCGGCTCATCGAGCCAGTGCACAGCGACGCACCCGCACTGCGGGCAGTCGACGTTCGCGGTGAACGGTTCCCCCTCGCGCCGCGGCGTTTCGAGGCACATCACAGACACTCCCCGGCATGCACCATCGAGCAGCTTCCGCAGACGGTGCTACGGGCGCTCGCCGCGGCGATCACATCCTCAACTGCACACCCGGCATGGGCGATCTCGTCGTCCTCGGTGTAGGTGCACACGTCACCGGGGTTGATGTGATCGCCATAGGCGCACGAGCCGTGATAGCGCGCTTCGAATGTCATGCCCCGCCGCCCAGTATCTCACCGATCCACTGCCGCACCCGCAGATGCGGATCGTGAAGGTGGTCGAGCATCTGGGGGCTCACAATCACGCTGGCCGCGTTGCGGCGGGCGACCTCGCGCAGCATCAGCTTCATCCACGGCGACACCGGCCACATCGGGTATTGCGGCCACCGCGCCGGCATCGGGTACCGCAGGAATTCCAGCGGCTCGATCACCGGTCGCCAGCCGTTGACCGACCGCAGATTCCAGCATTGGTCGTATGCCCGGATCAGCGCTGCCGGCGGCTGCGGTGCAGCGTCGAATATGGGGTTGGGCCAGACGAGCACCTTCCGCAGCAGCTCGTAAGCCGAAGCCGGGGCGGTCATTGGCCGCCACCGACTGCGGCGTCGTATGCGGCGGCGATCAGGGCGCCGGCCTTCGCGAGGGACTGCAGCTCGTTGTCATCCCGGCTGAACGAATCCCAATCCCACGGCCAATATTCCTCGGGGGTAGTGGTGATTCCTTCACCAGCCGACACGGCGATTCGGTCCTGCGCCTGCACCGTGTACGCGAGGGCAGCGGCGATGATGCGCGCTGGGCCGTGCTGCGCGTCGTGCGCGGCGGTGTAGCCCTTGCCGAGCTGGTGGGCGCGCTCAGTGGCGATGGCGACGACGCCGGGAACGAGCTGGGACCACTGGCGGATGGTCTCCGTCGTCGATGTGCCATCGCGGTGTCGGACGACCAGGTGCATCGGCTCGCCAGCCGGGGCGAGGCGACGCACGGTGTTCTCGGCGTCGATGGCCCGCTCGTAGCCCTGATCGGAGCTGGCCAACAGGTTGCCGTTCTCGCTGGCGTACATCGCGAAGTCGTACCGGCCGTCCTGGCGGGGCTTCACTACGGCGTTGATCATGGTTGTGTCCCTTCGGTTTCCGAATGGTTGACGATTCGAGCCAGGCACGGAATGTGCCGGGTCTTGACCTGCCGGACGATGCCCTGGCCCGGCACCGGCGTATCGGTGACGAACGTGCATTTCTTCATCCGCGGGGCACCGCACGTCGGGCAGTCGCGGTACTTGGCGCCGTTCTGGTCGTACGGGCCCGGATGCTCCAGACCGCCGAGGTCGGCGTACGGCTCGGTGATCACTTCGATACCTCGGTGAGGAACACGCGGCGGAGCGTCATGACGTCGCCGTCCTCATCGACCCTGCCCCGATTGGCCTCGCTGTAGTACCTCAACGTCTGGTCGCCGACGAGTCGGATCCGCACCCACGTCGCGTCGCCCCCGACGATCACGCCGCGGACCAGCCCCTTGCGGCTATGGCGCCACGTGCGGACCGCCTCGTCGGTGTCAGGTGCGGTGACACCAGCCGATGCCGTTTCGGCCGCCTCTGGGGCGCTGGTGGCCTCCAGTCGGGCCTTGACGAAGGCGATACGGCGCAGCAGCTCACCCTCGGCGTCGCCACCGATCGACTCCAACGCCACGAGAGCCGACAGGGCGGTGTCAGCGAGTTCGGTGCGGACCTCATCGAGCCCGCTGGTCACACCCTTGCGCGGGTTGAGCCCTCGACACCCGTAATAGGCCTGAGTCGCTTCGCCGTACTCCTCGGCGATCTTCAGCATGCGGACGATCTCGGGGACGCCGTGCTGGTCGTTCCACTTCACGAGCCACGCAAGGGATTCGGCGATCATCGCCGCGGGCTGCGGCCCGCCAGCCTGCTCGTCGAGTTCCCTGGCCAGGTACGCAGCCAGATGAGGCGCCTGGTCAAACTGGCCGAAGGTGCGGAGCCACGGCCCGGTGGGTAAGCGATACAGCGCGCCGAGGATGCGCTGTTCCAGCGTCAACGGCTCATCGATGTCAGCCACGCTTGGCCTCCTGCAGTTCGTGGGTGCAGCGCACCGCGGGGTTGGTGTCCGGGATCCAGTGGGTGCCGTGGCACACCGGGCAGTTGGTGGCGATCTCGCGGAGCCGGCGCTTGCGCTCCAGTTCGTCGCGTTCCCGCCAGCCGGGGTGTGCGTCGTCCCATTTGCGGCGGCGCTCGCATTTGCGGCACGGCTCGTCGCTGTTCTCGTCATGTTCGGGGCAGTGGGGGCGGGGGTCGCTCGCGGCTACAGAGGTGCCCCTACCCCCTGAAATCTCCGCAACGGGAGGGTGTTTAAGGGGTGGTGCATGGAGGGTGGTCCGCACGCTCGTTCGGGTAGAAGCGTCGTGAGCATTCGGGTATTGGCGATCCGCCATTCGGGTATTGGCGATTTCAACCCGCATGTCCGTTCGGGTGCTGGGTGTTTCAACACGCACGTCCGTTCGGGTGTTGGGGTCTTCAACCCGCACGTCCGTTCCTGTAGAACCGTCCTCGGCCGGCGGGAAAGTCAGCCGCCACACCGCCGCCAAACCCGCTTTCGGGTTTGCTGGAGCTGTCCGCACGATCAGCCCGAGATCGCGGCCACGCCTCATGGCCAGCTGTACAGCGCGCAGGCCGAGGCCGCCGGTCATCTCGGCCAACCTCTCCTCGCCGGGATGCGCGTTCGTGCCGTCCTCGTAGTTGGCGAACGTCTCCAATGCGAGCAGCACGGTCTTGGCCGCCGCGGTCAGCTCCCGGTGGGCCAACACGATGCGCACCCAGTGGCGGCGCTGCTCCGGGCCCATCAGAACAACCCCTCAGGCTCAGCCCCATACGACGGATTGGCCTGCTCCCACGGCTGCCGTGGCCGATCCGGACCGAGGAACTCGGCAAAGAACTGCTGCGGCGTCTTGGGCTCCAGCTCAAACAGGTTCGCCGGCATCACGATCACCGACACGTGATCGATCGGCGACACCATCGCCACCTTGTCGCCGCCGATATCGTGCGGCTGGCCATCATCAGGGATCTCCACCACCGGGATGCCGAAGATAGGCCCGCGGGCCACCTCGCCGATCTCCGCGGTGGCCAACTCACGCAGACGTTGGTGAATCACCGACGAGACGACCAGCTTCCCGTCCACCAGGTGCTCACTGTCGGCGGGAATGGCCTTGGTGTCGGCGATGGCCGACAGGATGGTCTGGATAGGGCTCTCAGGCATTCAGCGCCGCCTCGATCTGCTCGATGACATCGGCCGGCGGGGTCCACAGGCCCAGCGCGCCGCGGCAGCGTGGCTGGTCCTTGAGCGGGATCGGGCGCGGGTTGGCCAGCACGAGGTGGTACCCGCCCCAAAGCAGCTCCGCCCAGTCACTCCCGCAGCAGAACGACGCCGACTGATGCACGTCGACTAGATCGACCACACCGAGGATCACGCCGTAGTCGAAAACCCGCCTCGCGGTCACCCACCCGGGAGCCCGCATCGGCAGCCGGCGTAGCGCTTCCTCGTCGGGCTTCAGCGATGCGTGGATCGCAACGGGGCCTCGGTACTTCCCGGCAATGTTGCGGGTCCGGTTCTCAACATCCTTGCGCTGGTTGATGATCTGCCAGGCCCACGGCTGGCGCACGCTGATTGCACGCATGACTAGGCGCTCACTTTCGCGGATGCGAGGATTGACGCGGCGAGTTTCTTGATGTGCTGCGACTGCTCGATCGGCGTCGCGGATGCCCCGTTGTTGGTGTCCGGCTCGATGAGCTTGTCGGACTCCATCGATTTGATGTTGAGGGTGTCGAGGATGACCGGGTCGGAACCGTCCTTGCTGACGCAGAAGTAGGCCAGCACGCCGTTGGTTTGGCCGGGCCGGCCGAGTCGACCGATGGCCTGGCGGTGCACGCCGGGCGACCAGTCCAGCTCGCCGAACACCAGCGTGGAGCACACGTCCTGCAAGCCGTCGAGGCCGGCGCCGGAGCGCAGCGACATGACGAGCACGCGGGCGTTGCCCTTGGTGAACGCTTCGAACGCTTCGGCCTTTTGGGTGGCGGACTCGGTGCCCGTGTACATGACCGGGTGGAACTCTTTGAGGCGTTCCATCCAGATGTCGTAGACGGCGCGGTGCCAGCCCAGCAGCAGCACCCGCTCTTGGCTGGACAGCAGCATCCGCACGAAGTCGGCGACGAACGGCGCTTTCGACACCCCAGTGGCCTGCCTGAGCTTCCAATCCAGCTCGGCCGAGGTCTGCCACTTCGCGGTGTTCGACGCGTCGGCGGACAGGATCAGGCGGGCCATCTCGATCGCGTTGCCCTGCAACTCGTTGAGCACATTCGGATCCGACGGCACCAGCTGCTCGATCGACTCGATGGCCGGCAGTTGGATGCCGACGTCGGCGCGGGTGCGGCGCAGGAACAGGCCGCGGCGGGTGAGGTGCGAGCGCAGCGCGGCCGGGTTCTTGATGCGGACCTTCGAATCGCCCATGCCGGAGTGACCGCTTGACCATTCGCGCATGAACTCATCGCGCCCGCCGAGGCATCCCGGTCTGACGATGTTCATCACCGAATACATCTCCCCGCCGAAGTTGTAGACCGGGGTGGCAGACAGTCCGCACACCGTGGCGCCCTTGGACACCAGAGCCTCGGCACCGCTGTACTTCAGTGACTCGGTGCGCCGTAGCTCTTGGATCTCGTCGAAAATGACGGTGTGCACGTAGTCGGCCAGCACGGGGCCGAGGGTGGCCAGCTTGGCGTAATTCATGACGATCAGGTCATAGGCCGGATACTCGCCGCCCTTGAGGATGCGCCGAAGTTCTTTCTCTGGCTGCGTGGTTTTCAGCTCCACACCGGACAGTTGCGGGTAGAACTTGCGCAGCTCCCGCAACCACTGCCCGGGCAGACCGGTGAGGGTGACCGCGACGGCGGGGCGCGCCGCGGGGTCTTCCAGCAGCGCCAGCGACATCAGCGTCTTGCCGAGGCCGAGTTCGTCCACGATGAGCGTCGAGTTGGTGGTGCGGATCAGATCGGTGGCCAGCCGTTGGTAGTCGCGCAGCGGGTGCACAGGTTCGATCCACCCCGGGCCGGGGGTGAGGAACCCCGTGCCGGCGCGGATCCGGTCAACCATCAGTTCGCGGTCATCGGCGGCGGTGGCCAGCTGATTGAGTTCGGCGCGGTCGGTGTCGTTCATCTCGAATGACCAGCGCTGCATCACCCACCTGATCTCCTGCGCCATCTCCTCGGTGGCGGTGACCATCAGGGCATCAGCCTTCGCGATCCGGACACCCGGCAGCATCCGCTTGAGTCGCATCATGATGTGCGGCTCGGCGGCGATCCTCCACCAGTGATTCTGGCGGTTGATGGTTCCAACGGTGCTCACAGGGCGCTCCCAAGGTGAATGGCCAGAACGGGTTTCGTGTGGATGACGGTCGGCATCGCCGCGGCCAGGACGCGCCGGCCGGAGGCCAAGATGACGGCGTCGATGTCGTCGTGCTCGGCGTAGCGGCCGAGCTGGCGCATCACCGCGTTGCGTGATCCGGTGATCTTCACCTCGACGGCGACCGACCCGAGACCGTCCACGTGGACGAGGAAATCCGGCCGGTCCCGCCGCGACAGTGCCCGCTCACGCACCGCGTTGAAGTTGGGTGCCAGCACATCCCAGATCGCGTCCTGCAGCTCCACCTCGGTGGTCCAGGCGTATCGGTAGCCCTGCAGATGCTCGGCCACCACGTTGGCCGCCGCGGCGCCGTTCACGGCCGCCGCCAGACTGCCGTCTTCAACGGGATCAACAGCCCGTTGTGCACACCGAGGATCACCGGGCGGTCCTCAAACCCCCGCCACGACCCCGGTGCGATACCGCGGTCCAACGCCTCGGAATACAGGCACTTACGCAGATCAGACTGACTGCTCCGGCACTCACGCGAATGCAGGATGTACACCGTCTGCTCGGCCGTCACAGCCCGGCCGTAATGCGCCTTACGGTGGCGGCGCACACCCACGATGCGCTCTATCTCGCCGGGCGGAACAAGTTTCGTCACGACGTCTCAACCTTCTTCTTCGCCGGGCACTTATGGCCGTGCGACTGGATCCGGCCATGGCAGCTGGGGCAGATCGGCGAACACGACAAATGCCGGGTGCCCTGACCGCACGTGACCGGTTTGCCGCACTCGGTGCAGCGGACGCGAGATCGCTGCGAGGCGATCACCGGATCACCGCCAGGTCGTAGCCGCCGAAGCCCGTTGCCAGCGGGACGTGCCGATGCCCGCCGGCCCGTTCCGTTCGGATCGGGCCGCCGCATGCCAACCAGCCAGCCGGGTACGTCGCGTTCACCGCCGCCACCCACTCCGCGTACTTCGCCACATCGCGTTTGTTGGTGGTGCGCATCGGCGGCCGGGGCACCGGCGGCAGATCTCGCCACCCGGGCCACGCGTGATCGTGAGCGTCCTCGACACCCTCGTTCTCCGTCGACCGGATATCGCCCTCCCAAGGGCAATGCAGGCAAGCGCCGCGCGCAACCAGGCCGCCGACACACTCGCAACCGCGATCGGTGTGGTCGCAACGAAGAGTGGCGATCAGGATCGTCGGCTGGTGCGTGTCAGTCCGCCCGCCGGGGTGAGTGAAGCCGTGGTGCCAGCCGTGCGATATGGCAAAGCAGTCGAAATCCCCGTACTGGGCGCACCACTTCCTGAAGGCGTCCAGGCGGGCGTGAAACCCACATGGTGGCAACGCATATAGCTTCCGGACCGGGCCGGTGAGCGCCTCGGCCAGCTCGGCAGCCTCCGACTCAGCGAACAGATCGAGTTGGTCCACAGAGGTCTTCATGCCGGCTCGATCCCACCGTCATCGGCGAGCAGCACCCACGCCCAGTCCTTGACCGTCAGATCGAAGCGGGACACCGGAACCTCGTGCGGCTCCCGCTGATCACCGCGCGGGATCGTGGCCCCCTCATCGATCGCGATCAGGGGATGCTCGGTGATGAAGCCATGGCATCCCGTCGTGCCAGACCCGCACAGCAGCATCAGATTCGAAAGGGTGTCCGGGCCGCCCTGGGATTGATTGCGGCGATGGTGGGCGTTGTTCGCGCCGTACCGGCCGCAACGCTCGCAGCAGCCCTGTGCGCGCTCGTGCAGCTGCGCGCGGGTCTTGGTGCTGACGGTCACAGCAGATCACCCCGCGGCGTGACCGTGATGCATGTCGGCGCGGTGGTGACCAGCTCGGGTGTCCGCCGCGGCGCGGGTGATGCGGGTGCAGGGTTGCGGGTGCGTACGCCCGCCTCAGGAGGAACATCGGGCTCGCCGGCGTTCACCGTGTCGTACCACTTGATGCCCCACACAATCGCGTGCAGCGACAGCAGAAAGTGGTAGTCGAACTCGTTGAGATCCCAGTCCCACACGTCAGAGAACTCGAACCGCGCACCGCTGGCTTGGGTATGCCGGAACTGCGCCAGTGCTGTGCGAGCGGAGCTTTCGTCGTACCGCACGTAGTCGTCATCGAGCAGCGCGTAACGCAGGTCTTGCCACAGCGGGGCATGTGGGCCGGGGCGGAGTGAGCACCAGTTGCGGAACTTCTCGTAGACCCGCCGCTTGAGCTGCTCGAACGAATACGACTGGTAGCGCTGCGGACCCCGAAGTTTCTCGGCCCAATAGCCGGGATTGATGCGGCCGACCGGTCCGCGGAAGAACTCGAACATGTCCTCGACGCGCGCGAAATGGAAGTCCTCCAGGTCGCCGGTGATCACCAGGTGGCCCGGCCACGTGACCAGATCGAAGTGCCACATGGAGGTGCCCGGCTCCTGGAATCGGATGTGCCGGTACAGGCCGTCCTCCCGCAGGATCGTCATCCGGTGGTTGCGGGTCGATACCTGCAGCATTGTCAACGGATTCGTCATGCGTCTCGCCTCTGCTCGATGGTGTTGATGCGGGCGGCGCACCAATTCAGGTAGGTGCGCACGATGGCCATGTCATGCCCGATGGTCGGCATGTACGGCCCAGCCTCCTGCAGATCAGCGACCAGCGTGCGGGCGTCATCCACCAACGCGCCGAGCTGAGCGATACTGTCAGACAACGTCATTCGGGTGCCCCGTGAATGTCGGTGTCCCAGATCGGGCGGTGGTCCTCGACGAGGACGGGGTGCCCGGGGTCTTGGCCGCCGCGGATAACCGTCAACGCCCGCTCGGGGGTGTACACGATCGTCGACTCCACCGGCGGCGGGCCGGCGTGCTGCACGCCGCCGAACGGTGTGGTGGCCCAGTGCGCGTCGATCTCATCGCACGACGGTTCCTGGATCGCCTTGGCCAGCCCGAACGCGATGACGGCCACGCAGGCGGCGATCAGTGAGTAGGCGAACCACTCGATCCGGCCGACAATCGCGGCGGCGGCGGCCGAGCCGATCGCCAGCACGGCCAGCAGGGTGAAAACGCGCTGTGTGATCGTCATGCCGGCACCTGCGATGCGGGTAGGTCGCACACCCAGCCGAACATGTCCTCGACTGTCTGGTCGGTGTTGATGGCGGCGAGCGCAATCACCATGAGCCGCTTGACTTCATCCGCCGGGAGGGCGTCTAGGTACTTCGACACGACGGCGGGATCAGCGTCTTGCACCTGGTAGGCCAAGTCGGCGACCACACGGGCCCGGGTGACGAAGTGCACCGGCCTCAACCCCTCAACCGGGATGTGCTGCTGCGACATCCAGCACATCGATTGGTGTTTCGGGATCGTCGAGTGGTCGTTGAACCGGCCATCCTGCACGCGGATCTGCCGCCGGCAGGCGGGGCATTCAGCGGTGGCCAAGCTGCGAGGGCTGGCGCTCATCGGGCCACCACTTCGGCGATCACCGCGGCGGCCGGCATGGCGCCGAAAGCCACCAGCAGCAGCCAGCGGCGCAGGACGCGCGGGCGCACAGGGACGGTGAGACGGGGGGCTCGGATACGATTGGTGCTGCTCACTACAGACTCCTGGTGGTGTTGTGGTGGGTTGGCCGTCACCCGTGCAGGGGTGGCGGCCCTTTCACTTCTGGCGGGTGTGCTGCGTGAATAGCTGCTGTGCGGCAGCGACATTGGCGCTGACCCCGGGCGCGGGAGTGACGTCGGGAGGCCCGCCCTCAACCGCGCCCGGGGGGCTTGCGAAGTAGACGTCGAGAATGCATTCAGGGCATTCGGCCCCGTGGCGGACCACCGTCACCAGGCCGTGCCGTTTACACGTGACGAATCGCCACCCGCCGTTGTGGGCGAGATGATCCGGGGCATGGCCATTGCTGGGCGCGCTTCCGGTCCGCTCGGTGAGCCCGGCCGCGATCACGGCGTCACCGCGGTGCGCAGCGGCGGGGCGCCGGAAAGTCAGACCGAGCAGCGCGAGCACGATGCGGATCACAGGTGCCGCCCCAACTCGTCGGAGTTGGGCCAGGTGTCGCACTTGGACTCCATGTCCCGGCGCGCCTCGGCGAGGATCAGCCGGACGGCCAGCAGCGCGCCGCCGATCAGCACCAGCCGCACGATGGTCTCCGCGCTCATGCGACACCCCGCTTACGGAGGCGCTGGGTGATCAGCTCCACGCCGCGCGGAAGGACCATCAGCGTGTAGTGCGAGCACGTACCGAACTGGTGCTGCACGACGGTCTCGCGGGGCAGGAAGTAGTGCGCGAAGTCCGCGTAGTGATCCCAGTAGGTGTCACCGCACTGCGCGTGACGCCGATAGATCAGCTTCTCGTCGACCAAGAACTGGCGAAGGTCGCGTTCCTTCATGCCGAGCGTCTTGGCGACCTGGCGCACCAGCCGGGCACCGCCCTGCGCGGTCAGGTAGGTGTCGGCGAGGTCGGCCTTGGGTTTCAGTTCGGCGATCTCGTCGTCCTTGGCGGCGAGCATCTGCTGCGCCTCGACGACCGCCAGCGCGAACAGCTCGGCGCCAGTGGGCGCCACGACGCGACGGCGCAACGCGGCGAACTCACGGACAAGACGCTTTTTGAAGTCCTTCACGACCTCGTTGTTGCGCATGTAGGTCAGCAGCAGCGTGGCGTGTTCCTCGTTGAGGATTGCGACGGTGCGCTGCTGCCGGCCACCAGCGGTGTCGAAGGGTTCCATCTCAAATGCGACCCCTCCGAATTCCTCGAAATCGGCGATGTTGTCGCGGATCAGTTGCAGGACAGCGCGATGCTCGTTGTGGGTGCCGTTGGCGACCCGCATCGAGGTGGTGGTGGGAACGCCGTCGGCCACCACCACGATGGGGCTGGTGCGCTCCAGCGCGGCGAAGGTGCCGGAGACACCGCCGGGATCTGGGATGCCATTCACAGCGCACCTACCGGCCGCGCGATTGCTCGGAGTAGGTGGCCACCGGTTGCCCGCAGAATCATGCGCTGATGCTCAAACGACAACCCCGGCAGGTCGGCGCGGTCCTTGCCGGCTACCGAACGCATCGCGTCATCGATAACGGGGCCGACCACGTCGAGGGTCACGCCTTCAGCAGCGGCGGCGTAACGGAATGCTGCCGCGGTGTTCGAGCAGCGGTCGAGCCGGCGCAGCGCGCCGTACACCACCCGCACCGCGGTGTTGCCGTCCACTTGGCCCGTCATGCCGAGGCCTCGATGGCCGCGTCGGCGTCCTCTGGTCGGATTCGATACTGCCCACCAGGAAGTTTGACGGCTTTGATGCGGCCCTCGGCGAGGTACCGCTGGACCGTACGAAGCGAGATGTTCCATCGCGCGGCGAGGTCGGTTGGTGTCAGATAGCCATCGGTATGGGATTTGGCCATACCGCAGAAGTTATGGCGATACGCCATAAGATGTCAAGCACGCCACGCTTTATTGTCGTTTATGGCGCGTATGGCGTATGGTGACGCGTATGAGCATCGAGTTGGCTGGTGAAGTGGATCCCAAGAAGCAGGGAAACGCTGTGATTGGCGAGCGAGTGCACACGCTGATGTGGCGCACAGGGCGGACGCAGAAGCAGTTGGCCGGCGTCCTCAACGTGGATCAGGGTTCGGTGTCGAACCGTCTCCGGGGCAAGACGGCCTGGACCGTGGTCGACCTGCTGGCAGTAGCCGCATGGCTGGACGTACCGGTCACCGACCTCATGCCCGAGGTGGAGTTGCTGCCCGATGGCGGCGACGACGACGGTGGTGCTGCTGGTGCCCCCACCAGGGCTCGAACCTGGGACCTGCGGATTAAAAGTCCGTAGCTCTACCGACTGAGCTATAGGGGCGTGGAGCAACAGGATACTGCCTGCCGTCGCGGGGCCGCCGAAGGGCTGGGGTGAGCAGTGCGGGGGGACCCCGTTTGGGATTTCTGGCGGCCGTGTCCTAAGCTATCGAAGCTCCCAACGGAACGAAGTTGCGAGTACCCCGGAGGAATTCGGATTAGGCCCCCATCGTCTAGTGGCCTAGGACGCCGCCCTTTCACGGCGGTAGCACGGGTTCGAATCCCGTTGGGGGTACGCAACGACGGCAACGTCGGAGCACGCAGGAAGCAAGGCCCTGTGGCGCAGTTGGTTAGCGCGCCGCCCTGTCACGGCGGAGGTCGCGGGTTCGAGTCCCGTCAGGGTCGCAGTATTGCGGCGTAAGGCTTGCTCGGTCGAGAGACCGGCGCCTTCCGGCCAGGTAGCTCAGTTGGTACGAGCGTCCGCCTGAAAAGCGGAAGGTCGCCGGTTCGATCCCGGCCCTGGCCACTCAAAGTTCGTGCAGTACAGACGACTTCGTTCCCGCCCTCGCCGCAATTTCGGGCCGATCTGCGCCGTGTCTGTAGGGCCAAATTTGGCGGCGCTGGATGATCCGTCGAGGAGCGACCCGTGGTTTGGCGCTGTCGCCAGAGCTGCAGTTGAGGCTCGTGCTGGTTGAGTGCTCGTACCAGGGTCGGCAGGTATAGAAACTAGGCGTTTAGACTGAGGCCGCAGCGGTTCCGGTCTTTGCTCAGGTTCGCCTCGCGCGTCGGACTCTTACCCGGGAAGATTAAACAGAAGGCTATGGATCTCGGGGGAGGTGTCCTCACTAACCGCTGATCAGGCGGCCCAGCCCTCCAACGCCGCACAGCACACCCCAGCAGCGACCAGGTCGCGGCCCGCGACCTCATGCGGACTATTAGGTGGGGCTGACCGGCGAAGCCACTCCACGAGGCGGCACCCTCGGCTGCGAGACAACGCTGTGCCGCCCCGCCTGCAAAACGTTTTGTGCGCCGCGCGCAGCCGCAAAATACCGGGAGAACCCGTAAAATACGCGAGCCGCAGGCCTCGTCGTCCGGCGAGTAATCCTGCGGCTCACTTCCAAGCCCACCTCGATGGGCTGGCTACAGGTGCGAGTCTACGGCCAGAATTGCGTGTCCGCAACGAGCGTTGCATGTTGCCGCTTTTTCCCTCGCGCAGGTCAGATGGCGTGGAGCTCGACTGCACTTCCAAGTTTGTCGAGATAGGTCCGATTACCGATTCTCGCCTGGACCACGGCCCCGCAGACGATGTCGGAGGCCCACAGCGCCGGTTCGTTGCGGCCGATGGAATGCTCAATCCGGACCGTCGACTCGATAACCCGCCTCGACCTCAGTTTTTGCATTGTGTCTAGGTCGCTGGCATCAAGTTGGCCTCGGGATTCGAAGGTGATCCTCGAGCACGGCATGAGCGCGAGGTGTGGCAGGAGGAACTCCATGCACTTTCGGCGATGGCGCCGATCGTCGGCGTCTTTGTCGACGTGAACGACGACGAATCCACTGACCGGTAGCTCGGCCACGGTGGCCACGAGCTCGGCGCGGCGCTCGGGACTGCTGCCATGCCAATGTAGTTTCGCCTCACCGACGCGAAGGCCTTCGAGGGTTTTGCGAACTTCGGGGATATCGTCGTCCTCACATAGCGTCGCAGCCAGCAGGTACGCACCAGGATCGAGGTCTGGGCGCGATCCGGACTCGTCTGCCCACGCGGTCAGCAT